ATGAGAAGAGAGAAGATATACAGCAGTACGATAATTCTGCTTGGAATTATTCAGGTGCTTCCAATTTTCCTGCTCCTGGGAAGTACGATAATTGGCGGTCTGCTTGGAGTGGTTTATGCCGTTCTGCTCTGGAAATTCTGGAGAAGTACGAGAATTGGAAGATGGTTCATGCGAGAGTGGTGGCGTTCAACGCTGCTTCTTGAGAGGATCATCTTCGGAGGCAATGCAGATTGTTGAAATTCTGCGGTGAAAATGCCGGAGCCTGAAAACTGCCTGTAATCCGGGCAGTACGATAATACTAACTAAAAACAAAAGAATTATGAAAACAAGAAGACAGGCAGCCATGGAGCTGCTTCCATTGTATAATGCAATGGAGACAAGGAAAATCACATTAGGCACTCTCGCAAGGAAAATGTATAAGTGCGGTGATTGCTGGAGATGTGTCGGTGTGGGCTACGACTACACCGTGTAAGCCAAAACAGGCAGTACGATAATCCGTGCTGCCTTCATTGTCTAACCAAAACTTTGAATTATGGAATATATCAGAACCAAAGAGTATGAAACCACCATCGACGTATACTTCGACGGTGAAAAATATGTTTTCATCAACCGCTTCATCGGTCTCGTTGCCGTTGCCAGAAGAAAAGGGATACCGGCAATCTCCGATGACGGGAACACCTGTTATTCCACATTCACGGTGGAGCACACTGACAGCATCTGCAAAGAGACGATAATAAAGGTAATACAGAAGCAGGAGAGCCAGTATCTCCCGTGCAGCGTCGCCTACGAATGGCAGGAGGAGCAGAAATATTCCTCTCTTCCTTACTCTGTCTCCGTGAAGCTGGAGAGAATGGGATAGCCTGAATGATCCTCACGTTTGAAACGTGGGGATTTCTTTTTTACTAATCCTAAAAAAAGAAGAATTATGAAAACAAGAAAGTACAAGACCCTCGTCGGTTTGCTTAGAGCAGCCGATGTACGACAATTCACGATGGACAACTTTCTTAGCGGTCATTTCTACCCCTCCAATAGTCTCTACGCGTGTAGATTTGAGCTTGCCGACAACGCTCTGCGTGAGCTGTCTGACGGCTTCTGTCAAGCTCTGGGTTGTCAGAAAAGAAAGTACGACGAGGTATTCCACAACATGAAGTATGGCAGAATCAAGAACTGTGGCATACTTTCCCGTCTGTGGGTTGAGCTGCGTGACAACAAACCGAGCTTCACCTTCTGCGTAGGACAAGACGGAGATTATGAGTATCCGCTTGTTAGAAGAACCCTCTATCGGGGTTATTGATCCAAACGGCGTACATCCCAAGTGTGCGCCTCTTTTTACTAACCCTTTAAAACATTAAGAATTATGATTTACATTAAAAGTTTCAAAAACTACGAAGAGTTCAAGAAGTTGTTTGCAATCGTGGAACACGGCAACGGAGCCAAGTCTCGCAAGAACAAGATCTTGCTTGCATGGCTCAAGGACAGACGTTTCCTCAAGACGTGGCTGTACGCTCAGCGCCTCTCTCTGAAAAAGGGTGTCAATAAGGAGCTAATCTTCAAGTATGACTATCTGAGCGCTAAATCTATGGATGATGTCAAGAATGCCGTCATGCATATAATGCGTTGGTTTGCGCCGTATGTGTTCGACCCTCAAAATGAATCTTATGATGTCGAAGGCAGCACGTTGTTCAACCTTAACGATTGGACCTTGCGCCACCGGACTCTCTATCTTGACGACTTCAACGGGTTGTGCACCGACGGAGACACAAAATCCGTCCGCTACATCAATTCTGAGCGTGACGACAGGGTGTTCAAGATGAAGGCAGGAAAATTCATAACTTCCTGTCTCGACAGTCTGCCGTTCACAGAAATCCTACCTGAACAGGTCAAACGATGGATAGGCGAGGAGTTCGCCCGTGACTGGCAGGTCTATGCAGAGTCTCGCATCGGAGAACAAACACTGACACTCCACGTGGGATCTGACGAAAGCGACTTTGAGACCATCTACGACAAAGACCTATACAAGGGAGATTTCCACTCCTGTATGGGAGGCGAGGACCAATACTCCTTCTATACCAACGCCGTGGATGCCAGCGCAGCATGGCTGACAGACAGTGACGGAATGATAGTGGCACGTTGTGTCATCTTCAATGACGTCAGAGACGAGGAAGGGAAATCCTGGAGACTGGCAGAGCGTCAATACTCGTCCGATATGGACGAAGCCCTAAAGCAGGCGCTTGTGGACAGACTCATCAAAGAAGGTCTCATCGACGGCTACAAGCGTGTCGGTGTCGATTGTAACGACAACAGGAATTTCGTTGCCAACAACGGCGAGTCCCTGAGAGCAAAGCGGTTCTCTATCGAATGCCGGCTGTGTGAAGATGATACGTTGTCGTATCAGGACAGTTTTGTCTATTACGACTACAACAAAGACATCGCATACAATTATTGCGATGCCCAATACACCGACAAGCTGGACGAAACCGATCGTTATTTCGAGCGTTCACACAACAACGAAGTATGGTCGGAATATTCGGAAGAGTGGATCGCCGATGATGACGCCGAGTATGACGACTATCACGAGGACTGGATGCACGAGGACTGTTTGACTTATGCTATCTATAACGGACGCCAAATCCGTCTAAACGGATTCCGCACGTCTGATTTCGTGTGGTCTGAAGAGGAAGACTGCTACATCTATGAGGATGAGGCGGTATGGGTTGAAAACCTCGACGACCATATTCTGAAAAGTAACGCCATCGAGGACATCCACGGAAATTGGCAGCGTGCAGACGATTGTGTACACTCTGCATATCACGATGAGTACATCCTCAAAGAGGATGCTATTTACTCCGAAGTCCTCGAAGACTGGTTCGAAGACGAGGATACGATGTACGAAGCAGAGGAAGAACAACTTGAAGTAGAAGCCTGAAAAAGGCGGGAGATACAATGCTCCTGCCTTTACATCATTAACCATTAAAACACTTAGAATTATGAAAGAGAAATTGAATTACGAGTTACTAAAAAACCTTTACTGCATCCATTCAAAGAGCGGCAGTGAGAAACGCATCCGCCGATTCATCAAGAAGTGGCTAAAAGCCAATGTTCCTGAAGCTGTCGTGACACAGGACAATACAGGAAACCTCTACATCACGAAAGGTGTAGCGGTTAGTTACCCCTGCCTGTGCGCACACATGGACCAGGTGCAGGATTTCCATCCTTCTGACTTCACTTATGTGGAGACCAACAAGGTCATTTTCGGATATTCTCCCAAGATGCGCAAGCAGTGCGGACTGGGAGCCGACGACAAGAACGGGATTTTCCTTGCGCTCTCTGCGCTGATTGAATACCCTGTCCTCAAATGTGCCTTCTTCGTCGGAGAGGAAATCGGCTGCATCGGCTCAAGCGCCGCAGACATCGGATTCTTCATAGACTGCCGTTTCTGTGCCCAGATTGACAGGCGTGGCAGCAGTGACATGGTGACAGAAATCTCCGGTCCGCTCTGCTCGGATAGTTTCATCAAGGCTGCGGACTGCGAAAGCTGGGGCTACCGTGAGTCCGGCGGAATGATGACGGACGTAGAGGCTCTTGCAGAAGCCGGTGTCAGCGTGTCGTGCATCAATCTGTCCTGCGGATATTACAATCCGCACACCGACTGCGAGTTCACCCACAAGCCCGACCTTGAGAAATGCTGGGCTTTCGTATGCCATCTCATAGAGGACTGCACTGCGGTCTATCCGTTCGAATACACAAACGGATATCAAGGTACAACAAGAACTTTTTACGTCAAAGACAGTCTCTTATATGAGATGGAATGTGTCCTTGCAGAAGAACCGAATACCACATTCAGAGACTTCTACGACAACGTGGGATGTGTGTATCCTGAGGTCAGTAGAGAAAGTCAGCGCATACTGTTCGACTTTGCTAAGAAGTAAGCCTTAAAGAGCCCTGCTCCTCACGGAGTGGGGCTTCTATTTCCTAACCTTTAAATTTCAAGAATATGGACAAGAAAAAGTACATTGAAATCCTGTCTTCCGAGGCAGAGAAGAACGGCAGGCCACAAGAGTCTGCCCTGGATGATTTCCTCGACTACGTGATAGACTATTTCGACGTCAAGAGCCTGCAGTCCAATATGGACTCATACGGCGATCACATTCTGGAGCAGATGCGCAAATCGCACGGCTTCTTCAATCTTGTCATAATGTGGCTTCAAGATGTCGCCAAGGCTATGGAGTGTGGAGAATGGCTCGATGTGTTCGGCATTCTTTATGAGGAGATGTACCTCTCTCGCGGCAAGGCTTCACGCACGGGACAGTTCTTCACTCCCCAGTGCGTGTCAGACCTCATGGCTCAGACAATCGACACCGGCAAGGAATGTGGCACGGTCAACGACTGCGCTTCCGGCAGCGGACGTCTCCTTCTCGCCCATTATATCAGCAAGAGCAGGACGGATCATTATGCCGGACGCCGCTTCAAGTATGTGGCGCAGGATTGCGATCCTATCGCCTGCAAGATGTGCGCCTGCAACATGATGGCGCACGGAATGTACGGAATGGTCATCTACCAGAACACTCTGACGATGAGCGTGCCCTCCGTTGTGTATTATATCAACGAGGCTAAATATCCGTTCGACACACCTTACTGCTCCATCCGTGCGGTACGCAACGAAAAAGCCTGAAACGGCATCCCCTGCGGAGGCACATGTTTAACCTAAAAACAACGAATTATGGAAAAGAATATTGTAGAGTATTGGATACACAAGGGCGAGATTGCCGAAAAGGTAGCCGACTACATCAGTGTCAAGAATTTTGCCAAAGCGATAGAGGCTCTTTATCGTGAGTGTTTGGAAGACTACGAGAACTCTGAGGACATAGAGGAGTACCTCGCCGATTGTGGGGTGGGTAATATTCAGTCTCTCGCTTGGGATTTTACTATGAAAGTGAACAGAGACATGAAAGAATACCTCCACATGCGAAATCATAACATGAGCGGCAATTTTGCCAACATCGAGGACGACTATCCCGCTCACATCACGGGTACACGATGGAGTTCAGATTATGCTGGCGACGACTACTACCGTCTGTTTCCTCAAATGGTTGCACGTTTGGACGCAGCGGAAGATAGTGAACAGGCTGACGAGGACAGAATGTATCTCATGGATTGGTTTTTCGACGCCTTCGGTACGTACAACATCAAGTACAAATTCCAGAACGATCTTTCGGAGATTGCGTGTGTGTTTGAACAGCAATGTGTTACCGCCTAAACAGCCTCCCTTCGGGGAGTTGCAATTAACCAACAGATTACAGAATTATAGGAAAGTCAATCAAAACAAAATTGGAGATGTGGACTGCGTGGGGTTATTGTATGACTCCGCAGATATTCAGTTCAAGAAGTAAGGCATTGGAGTACGCACATGAAATGCGCGACAATGGCTATATTTTCGGTTTCAGAGCGTCTCCCGCCTAAAAAAGTCCGCAGAAATGCGGATGCAATTAACCAAAAAAAATAAAGAATTATGAAAGCAAGACTTTATCACGACACAAGAAAGAAGTTCCGTGATTGCGTTGACGCATGGAGCATGTACTTCCCTTACCCAAAGTGGATGAGAGAGGAGAATCCTGGAGTGTACGGGTGTTTTATTGGCTGCAAGCCGACAGAAAGCGGTATGATAAGGTGTACCGTTGAATACGATGAGTTTATTCCGGGCTTTCGCAGCAGACCATATCTCGGCAAGAGGGTTGACGTGAAGACAACCCCGAAAGCTTTTCAGAAGATTTCCCGCTATCAGGAGAGGTTGTGGAACAATGCGATCACAAGGAATACTGACGATGCGTGGGAAGCATGGAACAGAGCCTAAAAACAGGCAGTATGATTTGTCGTGCTGCCGCCACATGTTTAACCAATTAAAAACAATGAATATGAGCAATGATGTTATCAAAACCGAAGAAATATGCGACTACAGAATCCAGATTTGTCGCGACAACTATCCTCCATGTCCGTGCAAGGACTGGGATATGTTGGGCGTACATCTTTTCAATAGCGGCAGGAGTTTATCGGAAGCCTCAAACTACGAGGAGCTGTTCTATACAAGCAGTCATTCTCTTGCTGATGCAGCGTGCGAGCTTGCCTGTAAGTATGTACCGCAGAAGAAATTCATCGAGTACATCAACAAGTATCTCCGTGACTCCCTGCGCTTCCGTTATGACCGCTCTGACCGTCTATGGTATCTTGAACAGTATCATAAATTCGGAAACACTGACGGGAAATGGTATCAGATATACAACTTTATGCCCGACGAGGTGAAGGACGGCATCTGTGGAGAACTTTCCGAGTTTCTTGACGAGGAGGATTTTATCTATCTTCTCTCGAATTGTCAGACGGAGATTGCTGTGCATGAATGGTCATCATGCGGCTACTGCCAGGGCGATTACGTTGAGGGCTTCTCCTATTGCACGAAGGAGCGTTTCATAAAACGTTACGGCGGTACTACAAAGGACTGGCAGAAACGTGCGGTTTCCGCTATGGAGAGCGAAGTGGAGTGTATCGGCAAATGGATGTGGGGCGACGTGTTAGGTTTCGTTCTTGAAAAGAAGGTGCGTTACACGAAGGTCTACGAGGACGACGAGAAAGCTGACGAGGATGATTACGACTGGGAGGAGGTAGACTCTTGTTGGGGATACTATTGCGACGAGGACGAGCTGATAAAGGAAGTAATCGAAGAACACCATTTGCATCCGAGCGTTGCAGCCTAAACAGAGGAGGCTTACGCCTCCTACAATAACCAACAATAAAAAAAATATGAATACAAGATTAGAAGTAGTGCCATGTGGCATTGGTGATGTTTTCGGTGGCAGAATGTGGTTTTGCGTGAAGCCAGACAACGCTCGCGAAGTCGCACGATTTTGCACTAAACGAGAGTGTGAGCAGTATATACGCAAAGAACACCATTCCGACCCTCACCTCCTGAAAGTTTTACGCAACACTCATGGCAGAGCATTTATTTACGCCTAAAAACAGAGAGCTTGTGCTCTCTGACATCATTAACCAAAATTCAGAATTTATGAGAAAGATAAAATGTGACTACCATTATGTAGACAACCTCGTCGCACGATACGAAGAGGCGGGAGGATATGCCATACAGCTCAATGAGGGTTCGCTCGCCTCTGGCGACTGGATCCTGTACGACGATACAGGGAAACTGAAATGCTTCTATATCTACGAGGAAGCTCTCAGCTCATGGGCTTCATGCCAGATCGTACAGGTTTACAGGGACTGGAACGGATTCCCGAAGAAATACAAGAAGATGGTGGAATCCTGCTGTGTCTACGCCTAAAAACAGAGGGGCAATCCCTCTGACATCATTAACCAAAACTTTAGAATTATGAGATTTTACGTATCAGTAACAGAGGTGCTAAACAGAGTGGTGGCTACCGAAGCCGAAGATTATTCAGAGGCTATTAATAAAGTGCAAAATGCCATCTATGAAGAGGAAATAACTCTCAATCAAAACGACTGGGTAGACGAGAAAGTGACCGTTTGCGACCATGAACAGGAGGAACACAGGGAAGCAGAGAGAAACGGCACTGTTTACCAGGAGATTTAGCCGGACGGAGGCACACGCCTCCACATCATTAACCAAATTTTTACAATCATGGATATAGCAATAATGAATTATTCGACAGCTGAAATCACAACAATCACAGGCTGTCCAGACGAGTGGGAGAACGAGCAGATCGAAGAATATCTCTTCAAGAAACTCAATCTCAAAGAGAGTGAAATACACTATATGTGTGCCAAAAGCGTCACCCACAAGACGGAGAAATACCGGCCGCTTGAGGTGTGGCCTCTCCTGGAGCAGCTCCAGGAGCTGAAAGTGAAGTATCCTGATGCCCTGTTGCTCTTCCGTAGCGGCGATTTCTACGAGGCTTATATGGAGGATGCAGTGACAGCTGCCAATCTCCTCGGAATAACGCTGACGCGCTACAGCAAGCAGATGGACGGCGAAGGCAAGCCGATAAAACTGGCAGGATTCCCTTATCATGCTCTCGACACCTATCTGCCGAAGCTTATACGGGCAGGACAACGGGTTATCATCTGCGACCATACGGATATTCTTCCTGCACGATAGCCGCAAGCCTTGAAAGGTGGGGCTGAAAAGCCTCACCGCATACAAACCAAAACTTTAGGAATATGACAGAACAGGAAATCATCAGGAGGGTGGAGAACGGAGAGAAGTTCTTCATAAACCTCGAAAAGCGCACTCTGCGCATCGCAAACCACCTCGTTGACCTCAAGGAGGTGGAGATGCCCGAATACGACGGCGACGTGTTGAAGGAGATAGAGAGGAGATACAGGATATACAAACACTCCGTCCCCTCCGAACGCTCTGAGTCACACCGCCGCAGATATTTCAAGGCTCTGCCGGAAAGTAAGCTGTCCGACGAGGCGATGATGTACGGAGAGCAGCGTGAGGTCGCACGGTGCAGCCTTGAGCTCTTCGTCCTCATGGCAATAGTCAGAGGCATCCTCACATGGCACGAGGAATGGGGTTCGTGGTTCTGGCAGTCATCTGCCGACAAAGACCTCATATTGTTCCGCCAGTGGATTGGAGCAGAATAGCCGGAACGGGCAGGGTTCTTCCCTGTCCTCAAGAATTAGCAAACCTTTTTATTAACATCAAAATTTTGAATTATGAAATGAAACGTAATGATTTCAGGTGAGTTCACTATGACTGAGTTGGAAAACAAGGCGACAGACAACGGCAAGAAGACCGCCGTCAAGACTGCGGCTGCACGCATAGCGGCCCTCAAGGCTGCCGGCATCGACACTTCAAACTATTTCTCTCTCGGAGAGCAGATGGTGGTCAAGGTCGTTGACGGAGTGCCTGTAGAGGTCACTGACGATGATCCCGTGTTCAACAAGATCAAGACCGGGGGATATATCAGCCACTACAAGCTCTTCCGCCGGTGGGTGATGGCACAGATGTTCCGCATCCTACGCGAAATGGAAGAGCGCAACCTCAGTTTCAACAAGGTGCTGCAGGGCTTCGGCTACGAATACCAGTGGCGCATGGTCGAAAACGAGTTTCTCGCACAGATGAAGATGTTCCGCCACGGAGACACAAGCTGCCTCAAGCAGCGTAAGCTCTTCTTTGACGGCAAGACTCTGGCTGACATGATAGACGATTATATCGACAAGCTGAAAGCCTACATTGAAGACAATCTCATGTATAGGACAGACAAGCATGGTGTCCGCAGACCGAAGCACACGTGCAAGGGAATGCCTTATGTGCGTCTCAACAACGTCAACATCTTCGTGGATGACCTTAATACGAAAGTATACAGACCGTTCAGGGAGATGGCATCCATTGCCACACACACCACCAATCCGGAGGAACTTTACAAAATCGTGGCAGCGTTCAACAAGAAACACAGGCATCTGTGCCACATCACGAAGCACTCTTCAGCGTTCATCAACGCCTACAAGGGAGCAGGAGCGTATTTCACGATGCGCAACCTCATAATGTTCCACGGCGCACGTTTCCTCGGCATGAGCGAGAGCCGGTCTCTTGAGCATGTCGATGCCAAGGCGAACGCTTACAGAGAGGAGGGATGGCGCATGATGGGTGTTCTCAAGCAGCTCATCGCCGTTTCCCACATCTCCGTTGAAGCGAAAATCAAAGAGTGGGAATAACACGCTCTCCTGAAGCCGACAGCGTGCGGTGGGCAGGCATTCTTTACAGAAGCTCGTTTAAGCGGATCTCTCCACCTGGAACACCTCCAGGTTCCGTGATCCCCAAGAGTAGCTTCTACAATCAGAAACTTGCAGCAAGGCTCCAGGCCTGCGGCCGCACACAAGCCTAATGGCCCGTCACCGTCAAAAGTGGCGGGCTTCTTAGTATAAACCACTTAAATAATAGAGATATGAATTTAAATGAACTATCCCCCGACCAGAGGGAGGAGCTGAAATGTTCCCTCCTTGAAGAAGTCCTCGGCAGCGAACCCTCATGGGATGAGTATTCACGTGCCGACGAAATCGTCAGCTACGACATCCTTGAGCAGAGATACGGCAGCACTGTATTCTACAACGACGACTTCTTCTGCTCCTGCGGTTGAGCCAAAGGTGGCGTATGCCACCGCACATAAACCATTAAAACAATAGAGATATGAACAAAATCAAAGTAGGTATGAGAGTGTACTGTGACATACATTCTCAGTCAAAGGAACATATCGTGACTCACATTTCAGAGGAAAGAGGATTCGCAGGGATTGACAACGACTTCTGGTGGCCTATAGACCAGTGCTTCTCTGTGGTGAAGTAACTAAAAAGCGCAGACTAAGAACTGCGCACAATAACCAAAACGTTACGAATTATGACAGAAAAAGAAAGAATTGTAGATGCCATCGCATGGCACGTGAACTACAGACTTGGTGACAAAGGGGAGATGTACGTGATAAACGGAAAGCTTGCATGGGTTGGAATACAACACAAGAACGATGCCGACTTATCCTTCCTCGAAAGCATTGGTATCTCGATACCTCCATACTACGAGGAAAAGCATTGGTTTAGAGACAAGTCTGATTTCGATCTATTCCTCAATAACGAAATCTTCAGGAAGGTATGTGAGGATTTTGCAGTCAACAAGCACGCCTAAAAAGAGAGGGTAGCTCCCTCTCGCATAAACCATTAAAACAAAACAGAATTATGAAAGAAGACAAAATCCTCGATATGTTCTTCGAGCCCGAACGCTGGCAGTACGCCATCGCAAAGGGTGTAGACAAGGACATAAACAAAGCTACATTGTATCAGCTCACAACTCCTGAGGCTCGCTCGCTAATGTATCAGCGGATGCGCGACGGACAATACAAGATAATGCCTCCGCACACGGCTGAGATACCGAAAGACAACGGCGATTTCCGCACGGTCTACGTAAATGAACCCTGCGACCGCATAGTCCTTTCCATAGCCAACGACCTCTTCTTCGAGCTGATGCCCGAAATGCTCCATCCACGCTGCAAGTCCTACCAGAAAGGTATAGGCTGCGGAAAGGTGGTGCAGGAGGTGTCAAGCCGCATCTGCGATGCCGGAGGAAAGACTGTCGGATGGAAGTCCGACCTCTCCAAATACTTCGATTCCGTCCCTCTCTCATTCATAGATAGGGCATTCGACAGGATAGAGGAGAAATACGGAAAATCGGCGCTCGTCGCCATTATCCGCGACTATTACCATTCCGACCTCTACTTCGACACACAGGGCAACCTGTGCCGCAGCTACCAGTCCCTCAAGCAGGGATGTGCCGTGGCTGCATGGCTCGCCGATGTCGTCCTCTGCCATATAGACGAGCGTCTGTCCGGTCTCAACGGATATTATGTCCGCTATTCCGACGACACCCTGTATGTCGGAGAGGACTATGAAGAGGCGATGCGCATAATGCAGGAGGAACTGGCGGTAATGCAGATGAAACTCAACCCCAGGAAGGTTGAATATCTCGACGCGGACCACTGGTTCAAGTTCCTCGGATATTCCATCAAGGGGAGCTGCATCTCATTGTCTTCCTCGCGCATCAAGACTTTCCAGAAGGAAATAGAGCGCAGGACAATAAGGAAGCGCAACAACACCTTTACACGTGCCGTGAACGCCGTAAACCGCTATCTCTACAAGGGGTACGGGGAATTTTCGTGGGCTACGCAGGTACTGCCGGTCATCAACGTTAAAGAGGACATCGACAAGCTCAACGCCTTCGTCATGGACTGCCTCCGTGCCGTCCATACGGGCAAGAGCAAGGTCGGCGGACTCGGATATGTCAAGACGCAGGCAGTGGGATGCGTTGACCGCGGACGTGGCAGGAATGTCACGGCGAACAGGAGCAAGACGGAAAGCAAAATCAGAGGCTATCTCTCCATCGGATGTGCACGCAACGCGATGATGACACGTCGCGCTGCATACGACACACTGGTGGCAAACCTCTGACACACTGCGGTGGCGCACACCACCTCAATACCCACGGACGGATCCATTCACTAAGTCAGGGTTAATCAGGACGGCACGATGCCGTCTTTCTAAGACCCTGACTTACGATCAGTCTCCTGTAGTCATGTGCCGTACCGTCGGTGGGTATCATCATCCGGGCACACGGACCGGGGAGTAGGACGGACAAAGTTTAATTTCCTGCCTTAAGGACGGCAAGGTGCCTTGAGATATTCTCCAAGGTACCTTACTCGCCCAAGGCAGGCAATATCGTCACATTATTTTCATGTGCCGGTCCGTCACTCTCCCCACATGCGGCGCACACCGCCACATTCCGACGAATGGCTCTCGTTCATATATCCGGTTCTTAACCAGAAATAGCGGATGTACTCATCTCCATTCCTGAGATGAGTACACATCCTCGATTTCTGGCAGACCGGCTATAAATCGCTCCATTACAGCAATGTGCCAAGCCAAAGGTCGGAACATCATCCGTGGACGCGGACCGTCTGCCTGCCTGCCTTATTTAACATATCTGGATACAATCCACCGGCATCCACCGGGAAATTCCCCGTTACTGTCCGGTGTCCATCCAGACATTATCTGTATAATACAGAAACGTCCCGTCAGACAGGGGGAGACGGATTTTCATTGCCGAAAAAGACACACAAGTGGGAACGCTTCAACAATCCCGTATGAATTGCGGCGGGACACAAATATCTGTGGCGTCCCGCCGCTTGATACTCATACTGGATAGTATCTACTGGCTACAGCAAGGCAACAATTTCCTTGAGTGTGTCTACAATACAACCAAAGCCCATTGCAGGGCGTTCCGTCAGGGACGTGCTATTCATGTTAGTCGTTCAGGTATGACGCGTCGAAGGGTAGAACCCATCCTTCAACGCGTCATCCGTAACGCCTTTACAATCTATACTCTATACCCCATGCAACACAGCGGCGGAGACGGGACAGGCATTGCAGCCTGAAAGTGCGCAAGAAGGAACATTCAGGAAAACAGTACGTATAGAATGATGGTCCTGCCAGTCTATCGCCTGGTAGTCCGATTATTCCACTTTACTGTTTTAATCAACGACATACAGACAAGCAACGCATCCTTTGAGCGCACACAATTTCATTAACTTCTTAATTTTTTGGATTATGAAAAGAATCGACAACATTTCCGAAGCTTATTCACACAAGCTCACCGCAGCTCCAATCGACGGCAAGAACGTAGTGGAAGAGGCTCTCTTGGAGGCAATCTTCGACAATTCCGCATTCGTATCAAACAAGCACGATGACTCCATCGGCTTCATCGACGAATGGCCTGCAAGCGTACATGTGGCAGGAAACGGACTCGTATTGCAGAACCTCAGTTCCTCACTGCATCACATCATCATGATGCGCAAGGCGGTAGAGAGGCTGACCGGCGATGCCTGCAACGGCATCAGCGCACACGGCACACTGGCGTATCTCGACGACGAGGAGGCGATACCGCTCGTCTATTTCTTCTCCGTCACACCTGCACGGAGCCTGGCGGTGACAATCTTCTATGCTCCTGAATAGCCTGCTAAAGCCTTCGCCACTTCTGGGGCAGGGCGCTCATTCTGACCATATCATAATTCTATACTAATGTTTTATCTTCGGCAGACCCGCCGTGAGGTTCGTCTGTCGTATTTTTCTTTGAAAATAATCATGCGGAATATGCGGAATGCGAAGGATTTTCCGTATATTTGCAATGAAATTTTAGATATAATGCAGCAGTCGGGACCCGCCGTGAGGTTCGTTCCGGTTTTCACTATACAGACACACGCCGAAAAGCCGTAAGGCACAATTTTCAAACCTTAAAATTTAGAAAGAATATGGCAAAAAAAGTAATTTTCGCAGACAACATCCTTAGAGCGAAAGGTATCAGCAAAAGGAATTTCGACACCTCTGAACTCAATGAATTGGTAGAGGACTTTTTCATGACACATGAAGCCAATGCCAGGTTCATGATAGTTTCCGTCAGGTTCGCAGACAGGGAAGGTATGCCAGACAGCGGCATCGAGAACCATCTCGGCAGCTCCTTCTATCAGTGGCTTTTTAACGGCGAACAAGACGATTTCCTTAATCTGAGAAAGAACAAGGATTACAATCTTCCGATGATCATCATCGACGAGCCGTTCATCAAGAACGTCGCGTCTTATCTCCGCTCGATATGCGGGTTCACCGTCAAGCGCTCGAAGGACGTCCAGCCCGAGGCCTACGTTGTCTCGCTGCCGTTGTGATGCAGCCTTAAATGTGCAGAAATAGTCGTGTTATCATATAATATTACTATCTTTGCACAACATATACTAACCCTTAAAACATTGGAATTATGAAACAGGAAAAGCAGAAAGGATGGGAAGATCTTCTTTCCGAACCGCAGATCGAGAAGTACTCCAACGCCATCCGCCAGGGTTATTTCGACGACTACCACGGCAACGAATGGCGCCACACCTTCTACGGGGCATGGATATGGAAACACCCGAACCGTGTCAAGGCAGTCTCGCGCTTCCGCGACCTCGTCGGGCATCTGCCTCAATGGGAGGATGTCACGGAAGACAATCTCCGTGATTTCCGCATGGAGCTCGACGAGAACTATGCGCCAAACTCCGTGAAGACCATCTGCGCAGAGCTCTCGGCGATAATCCGGGCGCACGGCGACAAGAACATACCACTTGATTTCAGCGGCCTCACGCGGATAATGAAGATGAAGAAGGTGCCTTCCGTCTCCACATACCTCACTATGCAGGAGGTGGAGAAGGTAAACATGTACCATCCCCGTTCCGTCTACACCAGACTGGTAAAGCGCATCTTCATGATAGAGTGCCTCACGGGTGCAAGGTGGTGCGACTGCCTGCGCATGTCGCCGGACAACATCACGGAGCTTGACGGAGTGCCCTACATCCGGTACATCGCACAGAAGACACAGACCGAGGTGATGGTGCCGGTACACAGGCTGCTGCCGCAGTATCTCGTCAGGACTCCATTGGAACCCACGCAGCCCGACCTCTCGTTCTACAACAAGACCCTGCGCAAGATATGCCGATACTGCGGTGTCGTCTCGTGGGTCAAGGTGTTCAAGGGGGGCAAGGAGTATGCAGGGCGAAAATACAATTTCGTGTCCTCGCATACAGGCAGGCGCACCTTTGCCACCAACCTGGCGCAGAAGGGCATTACACTTGAGCAGATTGCCCTCATGATGGGACACATGAACGGCAACGTGCCGAACATCGAAATGACGAAACGCTACGTGTGCGAAAAACTGGAGATTGACAAGAAGGTGCTCAAGTTCTTCCAGTGAGCATCCGAAGCCTCAAAAGGTGCAGTCCATACGGCTGCACCGCAATTCATCAACCTTTTAATTTTGAAAGAATATGTATATGCTTGAACAATTCAGAAAAATGTCCGAAGAGGAACTTGACAAGGAAATCAGACGAGTAAGAGAACACTACGAGAACGAGGAGCTTTCCGAGCTCTACCGCAAGGCGGCGGACTACGAGATCCGCACCTACGAGGAGATGAAGAGCGAACTGCGCTACCTTGACCGTCGCTATCAGGACGATATGATAGAACGGGGCAGAAATGTTTGTGACGGCGAGTTCTGCGATTTCTTCATCGACTGCCTGACCGATGCGGAGAAACACTCCAGTCTCCAGCTCCACGCTATCGAGTGGTGCAAAATCCGGGGCGTGCTCTCCGACCAGCACCGTCCGCATTTCGAGAACGAGGACGGCGAGCGGTGCGACGAATACGGACGCCCTCTCACTGCCGACGGAGAACACTACATCGGTGAAATCATCGAAGGCGGCAAGTTCCGGGAAAGAAAAAAATGACCCCATTGGCCTTAAAAGGGAGCCTTCCGGCTCCCACTTTGTCTAACATTTAGTAAAGCGAAAAACTTACCGAAAACGGACTTTATGAAGTCTTGATGCTGTCTCGCAAGAAGGAAGCCAAGTTATTCAAGAAGGGAGTGAAAAAAGTCCTTCACGAAATCCGAACAAAAGGAGGTTACATCGCTACTCGGCAGGATGACTCTCCCGAAATGATTATGGCAAGAGCGTTGAAAATTGCCGACGAAACAATCAAGCGCAATAAGGAACGTCTAAAAGAATTGGAACTGACAACACAAAAACAGGCGCAGGAAATCGAAGTGAAAGACGCACAAATCACAGAACTCAACACCGCAGTAAGCGAAATGCAGCCGAAGGTTTCATACGTTGACACCATCCTGCAATGCAAGGACACGGTACAGACGACAATCATCGCACAGGATTACGGCAAGTCCGCAAAGGCTTTCAACATTCTGCTGCGCAACTTCGGCATACAGCGCAAGGTCGGTGAAACGTGGGTACTCTACGCAAAGCACATCTCAAACGGATACGTGCAGTCAAAGACCTTCACCTACAAGCACAAGGACGGAACGGACGGGGCACGCACATACTCCGAATGGACGCAGCGGGGACGCCTCTTCCTCTACGACACGCTCAAAAAACACGGCATACTGCCTCTGATAGAGAAATCATCAACCCTAACAAATGAAACAAAATAAAAACAATTTAAAAAACTCAACATTATGGAAATAACAAGCAAGGTTAAGATAAGCGATAAGGCAATGGAGGCATTGGATATGCTCCGCCAGGTAACTCTCATCTTCAACGAGGAAACGGATGCCGTCGAGGACCCGGACGAGGTAGCCGAGATTGAAACCCAGTTCGCCGAACACATGATGCAGCTCTGCGACGACATCACACAGCTCATAGCACTCGACATCAGACACCAGGTAATCTAAAGACAAAAAAACAGCCCCACACCGACCTCCTTACGCCGTGTGGGGCTTTCTTCTATTTTCCCCATTCGGGAAAAACATACATCATCAACCGTTCATTGGCCTCGTTGATGGGCCTGTAATCCTTCTTGATATAAAGCTCCGTCACCTTCATGGCAGGGTCCACATGGCAGAGCATGTCATTCACAAGCCATTTCGATATGCCTGCCTCGTTCAGAGCGATGGTGGCCATCGAATGACGGGCGGAATAGAACTGCAGACCTTCCACGCCCACTTCCCTGCCGACAGCCTTCAAGCCTTCGTTTATCGACTTGTTCAGATTTTCCGGCGTAGAGAAACGGCGGTAAAAGCTGAACACACGCTCCCCGTCGGCATCCCTCCACCTCTCAAACACATCCCTGACCACATCGGGCACCACGACACGCATCTCCGCGCCGTCGCTGCGCCTGTCCTTCGTCTTCGCCCTATGATACACTATCATCCCGTCCTCATAGTCCTCTGCCGCCCACAAATCGGCGGAGTTCATCCCCATCAGACAGAAGCTCAGCCGGTAGCAGTCCAGCGCGAGGTCATGCACGCTGCACATGCCCTTCACCTTCTTCCCGTCATAAGGGAGGCTGAATATGCGCCTCACCACCTCCACAGGCAAAGCCCTCTTCTCCGCCACGGCAGGTTTCGGCGCATGATACCTACGCAGGGAATGCTTTATCAGCACCACATCATTGTCCTCGTCATTATAGTATTCGCGTGCGTCGTTGAACATCTTCACTATTGCGCTGCAATACAGGGAAGCGGCACGGGGCTTGTCGCCGAGCCATTTTTCAAATCCGCGCATCAGGTTCACCGTCACCTCGTCAAACATAATCTCCTCCCTGCCCACAAAGCGTTTCAATGCGTTCACGGCAGACCTGTAGTTCTTCTTCCCCTTCGCCTCCGACTCTTCAAGCCATTTCTCCGCATATCCCGTAAACGACAAGCCTCCGGCATTCCGCTTCATAGTCACATACCTCACCACATCATCTATATCCATATCGTTCACTTCGAGATTCAGTTCCCCGATCCTTTTCCTGTAAACCCTTATCAAGTCCTCACACCTCTCCACCACGGCCATGTTCTTTATCCTGCCGGAAGCCGTGATGTCCTTCTTCTCCACAAATTCGTTCGTGGCGATATATTTCACCCTCCTGTCATAAGTCAGGCGTATCAAGACATTCCAAGTCTTGTCCGCCCTCATCTTGCTCTTCCTTATCAGAGCCTTCAAAGTAACTGCCATATCCGTCTCCTTTCTTTCTTCGGTCAAACATTGGTCAAACAATGGTCAAACAAATTCCATTTACTTGTAGTTATTTAAGGTTACTTTCACCGATGCGTCAATCTCACGCACCTCCTTAAACAAAACCAGTATTTTCCTGTAACTCCTTAAAAATCAATGGGAAAGCACCTTTCGGGTACCTTCCCATCCCTGGTGACTCCGGTGGGATTCAAACCCACGACCTTCAGAACCGGAATCTTATACCCGTAATTTGTAACCCTTTGTTTGCCAGTATATTACGTGAATTATTGTAATATCTGGTCAAACAATGGTTAAACAATCAGTCCTTTTCCTTCTTCAACAGGCTGCGGTAAAACTCAATCTCCCTGTCCTGTTTCACGATCATCTCCTCTTTCTGTCTCAAAAGCTCGTCTTTCAGTTCGATCTCCCTTGACAGGTCGGCGGAGTTGCGCTCTTCCGAAGCACTGCCGTTCAGCACCCTGTTGAGAGCGTCCCAGAGTTCGTGCTTCTTTCCGTCATCAATGGCCATCGAGGAGTTGATGATGTTCTTCAAGGTCTCGTCAAGCGTCCCGTTGCCGTGAAAATCGGCATTCAGTGCCTCGTATGCCTTCTCTCCGTCAGCTCCGCACAGTCCGCAGCCGGTCAGAAGCCAGTCAAAGGTCACATTTGTCGCCTTGGCTATCTTCATCAGGACAACCTCTGAAAAGCCACCCTTGCCGTTCAAGGCACGGGAGAAATTCCCCTGGTCTACTCCACATTCTTTTGCAAACCTGGAAGCGGTCACGCCGCGCTTCCGTCTCAAAACCTCAATTCTCTTCTTGATGCTTTCATCTGTATAATTAGCCATAATAAACCCTCCTTTTATTAAAGATTTGTAACACTATGTTGGAATATGTTAAACTATGTCGTAAATATGTGATTTTATGTGTTTTTATTTGGTAGATTATATAATTCTATGTACTTTTGCAAGCGTTGAACATAAACTAACATTAAACCAAAGTTAAACCAATATTAAACCTATGGTTTGATTTGGCAAATATACATAAAATAATAATAGATACCAAATTTTGATGTAAAAAACATGGCACCACATAGAAAAAAAATAATCCTCCGCCACGGGAAGGGTGTAGCCCTTGCAAGAGACGTCGGTGTCTCGGTGCAGACGGTAAGCAAAGCCTTGAGGTGGGAGTCGGACTCCGACATACAGAACCTCATCAGGAAAAGGGCGAAGGATTTGGGTTACATAAAACAATTCTGACAATGACGATGACGATAGAACAGATAGGGGCAATGATGGCTGACTTCGTGCAGATCGGCTACATGACGGCAGTCAAGGCTTACGAGCCGACATCCGACGAGCTCCGGCTCAAGGATGTGGAGAAATGGTGCAGGGCTACCTTCACTGACTACAAGACGCTGCTGCGGCTCATAAAGGCAGGCATCGTAAGGTCATACAGAAAAGGAGGCAGCAGGAACTCTCCTTTATACTACTCCAAAGCGGAGATAAAGCAGGCGATAATCAATGCCAGACTTTCAAAATACATAACGGAAGACAACATACGTTGACAAGTCTTTCATATCCGCCGAGACAGCTGACGACTGGCAACCCGGAGCGAGACCGGCGAGCGGAACCAATCAAATGGACGGTATATGCCTTGCCCTATCAGCCATAGGGCGAACCATAAGGAAGCCGAGGCGAGGCGACGGCTCTTCCGTGACGAACGATCTTTGACATATCGGAAAAAGTATAGGTGTAATAAAGTAACGGTTAGCATCGTGGATGCCGTGACCCGTGAAAAGGACGCACAATTATACGCAAGTCCTCTCTCAGCGTGTTTCTGAGTAGCGACAAACGAACTACATCTTTCTTTTAAAGATGCAAGCGGAGCATAAAGAGAACACAAGAGGGGCAAGAAAGCTAACGGCTTACGCTTTCATCATCATATATTCAAAGAGGCAGGTAGCTCAAAAGGTGAGAGCATGCACAGGTCTTCCAAAGACTGATGCAAGACGCAGGTTCAAGTCCTGTCCTGCCTCCATCACATTTTGTTTTTATTATATTTTGCTAATTTTCATATAACTATTTGTTTGATGATATTATGTCAATCCTTCCCGTCCGTGAGGATAGGGAGGATTTTATTTTAAAAACGACAGATTATGAAACAACTGAAACGATTCCTGTGGAACGACTGGACGCTCGCTCTGCTGTGGTCACTGGCGCTTCTACTGCCGGTATTCCTTAAATGAAAACTGAATTTCTAACTATAAATAGGTATGAAAGGACATGCCTGCAGGTGAAAATCCTGTTGTTTATGGGTCTTACAAGAGGAGTCACGAGCTCCTCAACCGGTGAAGGTCGGCGCAGCGCAGTGGAAAGTGCGCCATGGTTCAAAGCCTCGGAGCAAGGAAGTTCGATTCTTCCCTTCGCCACCCGTGTGTTTATTATATTTGTTATAATTAGCGATATTCAATTTAGTAGTTGGCTTTCCGTGAGGACGGACATCTGCGACAAAGCCTCGGAGGAGGTGATGAATTAAAGCTGGTCATGATTTAAATTTATTATTAGACATTATTATCAGAGTCTTGTCCGTGAGGATAGGGCTTCTTTTCAAGGGCGCAAAGTGGCAGCGGAACACCACTACAATAAGCCATTTTAATCTAAATATATCCGCTGGCGGTTCGATTCCGTATGCACCCACTAACCAACTTCTGTGAACAATGAAGTATATAAGAAATTTCATCATCCACCTGCTCGGTGGTGTCACCTTGGAGGAGAGTATGGAAAGCGACAACAACTCTTTTTACATAGCTGTCTACTCAACGCTTGAAGATCTAAAGTCCTTTGCTGTGAGAAAAGACGACAGAGGGGAGTTGTATCACCACATTTGTAGCGAATTAAAGAAACTCATTTGATATGTCACGCATTCACACCCATCCAGTATGTCAGAACTGCATATCGTTCTGCCACATCAGGAACAGCTGCCGTGAACAGAGTTCTGAATTTTTCGGCGGCAGCATCTCTCCGTTCCATCTTTCCTGTCCGCAGTACATCGGTCTCGGTGTTGTCTACGCACCGAAGAACCGCCCTAAGAAGTGGTTCAAGGCTAAGACAATGGAGGATATGGATAATTCAAGAGCAAGATTATATTGAATCATATAACCAAAACGCATCATGATACATTCTAAAGACTGGACCGGCAACTCTGCCTCTATATTCAAGGCTCTTGGCGCAAGCAGTCATGCAGACCACGAACGTCAGTCCTATGACTACTACGCCACCGAGCCCAAAGCGACGGAATGGCTTTGCAGGTTGGAGCAGTTTGAGGGCAGGATATTGGAGCCTTCGTGTGGCGAGGGCCACATGAGCGAGGTGCTGAAGGCAGCAGGGTATGAGGTAGTGAGCCGCGACCTTGTGGATAGAGGCTACGGCGAGGTAGCTGACTTCCTCGCTATTGATAACCAGGTGTGGGACGGAAACATCGTGACCAATCCTCCCTACAAATATGCGCAGCAGTTTGTGGAAAAGGCTCTCAGCATCATTCCCGAAGGTAAGAAAGTGGCGATGTTCCTGAAGCTGACTTTTCTTGAAGGCAAGGCTCGACGCGCTCTCTTCCGTTCTACCCCCCATTCGTGTTTGGGTAAGTTCGTCACGACTGAAATGTGCTATGAATGGTGACTTCGAGGCTTTCGTAAGCAGCGCAGCGGCTTACGCATGGTTCGTATGGGAGAAAGGATATAAGGGCGAGACCACTGTAAAATGGTTCAACTAACAAAAAATGTATGATAGAGCTGAATAAGATATATAATGAAGACTGCCTGGAAGGAATGAAAAAGATTCCGGACGGAAGCGTGGATTGTATTGTGTGCGATTTGCCGTATGGCGTTCTCAACAAAAAGAGTGAAGGAGGAGGATGGGATAACGCCATTCCTTTCGAGCCTATGTGGAACGAATATTTGCGCATCACAAAACCTAATGCAGCTATCATTCTTTTTGGTCAAGGCATGTTTACTGCAAAACTTATGATGAGCAATGAAAAGATGTGGAGATACAATATCTTTTGGGATAAGTGTCGCACAACTGGTTTTCTGAATGCCAAAAAGATACCTTTGAAGCGAACGGAAACAATCTCTGTTTTCTATGATAAACAGCCTACCTATCATCCGCAAATGCGCAAATGCCTTCCACATGAGCGCAACCATAGTAGAGGTAAGCAGATAAATGACCAAACCAACAGATGCTACGGGAACTTTGGAAAAGCGGACGATATTATTACCGATGAGAAATACCCGACCGATATAGTTGTATTCCAGCGAAACGTCCATGACTCTTTCCACCCTACTCAAAAGCCCGTGGCTCTTATTCAGTACCTCATTCGCACCTACTCCAACGAGGGCGATACCATATTAGACAACTGTATGGGCAGCGGCACCACCGCCGTTGCAGCCATCAGAGAGAAGCGCAACTTCATCGGCTTTGAGCTCAACAAGGAGTATTACGACAAGGCTTGCAAGCGCATCAAGTTGGAGCAAGCGCAACTCACGCTGTTCTGAATCGCGGACAGCACACAATGGTATTGATAGAATACAACTGAACTCATAGTATATATACCCGCAAGCCTCCGGTGCATCCACACGGCAGCCGAATAGCAGAGCCGTGTAGGGCCGGACGGCTTGCTTTCTTAAAACCGCATCACATGAAGAAATTCAAGAACAACAATGACATCCCTTTCGAGAGGCAGATGCTACCCATCATACGGTCATACGACCAACTCAGAAGCCTCGTACAGGAGCTCAGAGAGGAGAACATCCAACTCCAGAAGGAAAGGGATCTCGCAGAGAGATGCCGTAGGGATTTCCAAAGCGAGAACTCAAAGCTGAAAAAGAAAGTCCAGTTCCTTGAGAAAATACAACGCAAGGAAGCGGAAAGACAGGTCACGGAAGACATGAAAAAAACCTCCCGAACAGCAGTCCTTCGCACAACGGATGAAAAATCTTTTTTTTCGGGAAAAAGCTAATAACCTAAATTAGGATATTAGGTTTTTCAGAACCTAAAATGCTAAATTAACATATGAGAAAAATAACCCTGACATCCCAACACGCAAGCCTCTTGAGGAAAGTACCTGAAGAACACCTCGGAGACATACTTCTTGCAATAACGCAATTCCTTGAAGGTCAGCAAGATATAACGTTTTTAGACCCTCTTTCAGACATCGTTTTTACAGCTCTCACAATGGACGCAAAAACCGAAGACAGAAGGAAATATACATCGGCGGAAAACGGCAGAAAACATACAAAAAACCTAATTTCAAAAATAGGTTCTGAAAAACCTAATTCTGAAAATAGGTTCAAAGAAAAAGAATCACACAATAATGATAATATATTTATTAAAGATGTAAATATAAATAATGGGAATTATACTATCCAGAATGATAATAATAATATACAGGATAATATACAAGACTTATCTGTAGATAATATAATTCAAGAAAAAACCAACATAAATGTTGGTAAAAAAGAAGTTCTTTTTTCGGAAAAAAACGAGAAGAAACCAAGCAAAGAAGACATCGACTTCGACATACTCCGGCTCTATTTCAACTCCAAGATGAAGGGACAGGCCATACGTCCCGTAAAGACAATGACCGACGTCAGAAAAAGGGCAGTTTCGGCGCGCGCGCGTATGCACGGGAAACAGAGCATCCAGACCGCCATCGACAAGGCGGCGGCTTCCGACTTCCTCAACGGACACAACAACCGCAACTGGGTGGCCGACTTCAACTGGATATTCCAGGAGAACCGTTTCGTGGATATACTTGAGGGGAAATATGACAACAATAAACAGCAAAGCTATGCAACAGGACAGAACAACGGATATACCTGCCGTGACGAACAGCGGGAGGCGGAAAGACAACGACGTCTTGAAGGTTACGCCGAAATCATCAGAGAAGGTCTCGAAGACGCTGCACGCGATTCTCGGGCGCTGGCCAACAGGCTCGGAACTGCTGGCGACTTTCCACGTGACACGCCAGGCACAGATAGCATCGAACCCTTTTAGATGCCATTTCTCCAACGCACCCACACTCGCACAGGTGACACGGCTATACGGAGAAGGGCTCACAAGAGGATGGCTCACGGCACAGCTGGTAAACCTCTCGGAGTTCAGCGGAGCGAGAGACAAGATAAACGATATGCAGCTGCGTGAACTGGTGCAGCTCATAATCTCTGACAAGTATTTCCTCAACATGGCGGAGATAATGCTCTTCTGTCACCGGTTCAAGACCGGCAGATACGAGAAACTCTACGGCACGGTAGACCCGATGGCGATAATGCGCTCTCTTCGGGAGTTCCTGTACGAACGCAACGACGCCTTCCACGAGAAGGAACAGAAGGCGCTCGACGAGAAGATGCGCAGGGACAGTCTCAACGCCGTGAGCTATCGGGAATATCTCGAACGAAAAATGAAAGACGAATGTAAAACCACTGACTGACATGGAAGACAAGACAAGGGAAATGGCGGAGGCTTTCGCCGACAGGATAGACGACGGGCAGCGCACCGCAAGGCAATGCGCAGTGCTCGCATACATGAAAGGGGCTGAAGGAAGGCCAAAGGCGGCTTGGCATCCTGCCGATGAGCTGCCGGAACGTCCGGAAAAGGGCATCGTGATTGTCACGAAGGTAAGACGGCGCTTCGTACACGCGACATTCAACGGGGTGGAGCCCTGGAACGCCAAAATCAAGAACATCAACGCCTGGAAGTGGGCATACAAGGAGGACTTGCTATGAAATATCGCCGTAGAGGCTGTTATGATTGCCTGTGGCGCGATGAACCGCACAATGTGGGCAATTGTCCCACCCCTGACGAGAAATGCGGCGAGAAGTGCCCGAAATGGGAGTGGAGATATGAATGAACTTTTTAAAAAAACAAGACAAAATGGAAAAAATCACAAGAAAGACAGGAACGTTCTTCGTCTGCACAGTGGCATACGAGAACGTGGAAGCAAAGAAAGTAAAAGAGCCTTATGTAATCGACGCACAGAGCTTCGCAGAGGCCGAAGCAAAGGTCCTCGGAGAAATGGACGGGTTCCACGACGTCGAGATGGCCGACATCAGCAGGGCGCAGTTCTCGGAGATATTCTCCGTGCAGAGTGACGAAGACATGAAGTACTACAGGGTGAAGATAAACATTGTCGCACCCGACGAACGCACAGGAAAGGACAGGAAACAGACGATGTGTTTCCTCGTCATGGGAACTTCCACGAGAAACGCACAGACGAACTTCGACGAGGCAATGAGGGAGACGCAGGTTGACTTCTCGGTCGAAGCGATAATTGAAACCAAAATCGTCACGGTCCTCTGATATGACACAGCGTGAAAGGAACATAATACAGATAATCCTCAAAATGGAAGACAGCGAGCTCTGCCAGGTCCTTGACCTGGTGAAAGCGGTGTCTTCTCCCGATGCGAGGAACATGATTAACAGAATATTGGAGAAAAGAAACAATGGCAACTAAAAAAGAAAAACAGACAGAACAGGCTGAACTGGCGGCGCAGCAGGAACAGAAGAATGAAACGTCCGCAATGAAACTTTACAACAGACTCCGCAAAGTGCCGCAGGAGGCACTCAAGAACATACAGGCAGGACGTCTGAAAGGCATGAGTGACATCAACCCGATGTGGAGAATACAGATGATGACTGAAGCGTTCGGGACCTGCGGCTTCGGATGGAAATACGAAATCGTGAAGCAATGGGCTGAAACCTACGGAAACGAGACAAAGGTGTTCTGTAACATCAATCTCTTCGTCATGGTTGAAGGCCACTGGTCTGATCCGATACCGGGAACCGGAGGTTCCGCCGTGGTCAGCTCGGAGCGTAACGGTGTCTATGTCAACGACGAGGCTTACAAGATGGCGCTCACTGACGCTCTCTCGGTGGCGATGAAGGCGCTTGGCGTAGGTGCTGACGTCTACTACTCCAAAGGGGCACAGATAGTGGACTCTTCCACTAAATACAACATGAACGAGCAGCTGGCAATGGGCCAGGTGCAGCCATCGCAGCAGACTCCAAAGGAACAGCCGGCGAAGAACGGAAACAGCATAAACCCAAACGACATCTTCCAGGCACAGGAGTACCTTGCAAAGGCAACCACAAAGGAACAGCTGAAATGGATTTACGTCACTTTCGCACCATTGCAGAAGGACCCTACTTTCATGGGATTGTGTACCCAGAAAAAGAAGGAACTGAAAATCGGATGAAAACTTTAGCATATTCTCATAACACGTTGTAAACAAATGATATAATGGAAAAGGAAAATTCTACGAAAGGTAACATTTCTCTGGCTGACTCCGGGGTGGTTTTTGACCAGTCGCAACACCGTTATTTCCTCGGGGGGAAAGAGTTGTCGGGTGTTACGTCTACACTCATAAAAAGAGCGTTCCCTTCCACTTACGACAACATTCCGCAGGCTGTGCTTGACGCTGCGGCTCAGAGGGGTTCGGTGGTACATGCGTCGATTGAAATGTTCAACGGCGTCTTCGACGGAGACGACTCTATGTTCCCTGCCGACGACTGGACGCCGGAACTGAGGTCTTACGTCGGAATGGTAAAGACCAACGGACTCAGATGTCTGGCTTCTGAATACATCGTCACCGACTTTAAGGACTACGCTTCGGCAATCGACGGGGTGTATGCGGACTCCGACGGAGGGATTGTGTTGGTTGACTACAAGACCACCTCGCAGCTCTACTACGAGAGTGTGGCGCTGCAGCTCTCAATCTATGCCCGCTTCTTCGAGATGGTGAACCGCGGACTAAAGGTCAAGTCCATAGCCTGCATGTGGCTAAGAGGCGACAAGGGCAGGTATGTGGAACTGGGCAGGGTAAGCGACGGAGTGCTCGATGATCTCATCCGTGCCGACCTTAACGAGGACCTGTCTTATTCCTACACTCCTGAAATTCCTGGCGGCTTCTACGCTCTTGAACAGGAGTTCGTGGAGCTCTCGCGGAAGATCGGAGGATTGCAGGAACGGCAGACTGCCGTGAAGGACAAGATTCTGGCGCTCATGCGGCAGAACAACGCCAAGTCTTACAAGACGGCGGCAGGCTCTTTCACTTACGTTCCCCCTACAACGGGGAAGAAATTCGATTCGGCCAAGTTGAAGGAGGATGACCCTGACCTCTACGACAAGTATACCAAGGAAAGTACAATCGCTGCTTCCCTGAGAATTAAACTTAAAAAATAAAAACTTGAAAAAATGGATATACAAGGAAAAATCATCGCGGTGCTGGAGACTCGCTCCGGCGTTTCCGCAACCGGCACACAGTGGCAGGTCGCCTCTTATGTACTTGAAACTGACGGTATGTACCCAAAGAAAATGGTGTTCGAGGTCTACGGCCCTGACCGCATAGCACAGATGAACATCCGGCAGGGGGAGGAACTGAAGGTGTATTTCGATGTGGATGCACATGAATGGAACGGCAAATGGTTCAATTCCATAAAGGCATGGAAGGTGGAACGTCCCGGAGCAGGACAGACACAACAACCGGTACCACAGCAGACGGCGTTCCCAGAAGCTCCGGCGGCTCCGGCGGCAATGCAGCAGCCACCGCAGAGCGGAGACGACGACCTGCCATTTTGACGAGACGGCGGACATGGTGATACGAATAGCAGAAAAGTATGGTATACGACTTGTCAGACTGTCTTGAACGTGAACAGTTCACCACCAGAGTGGAGTACCTCATGGGGAAATCTTCCCCTGGGGGAAACACTTTCCGGGTGGAACTTACGGAGAAGAAGCAGCGCGCGATGGCGCAGAACGCATATCTGCATTGCGCCATGGCTTATTTCGCATTGCAGATCGGACTGCCGATGCAGGAGGTCAAAGAGGTATATTTCAAGGCAGTATGTAATCCCGACCTGTTCCAGCGAACAAGGTTTGACAATATCCTGGGATGCGAACGTACCTTCATGAGGTCTTCCAAGGATCTCACCAAGGAGGAGATGACCACGGCAATCGACAGGTTCCTCAAATTCGCATCCGAAAAGGCAGGGATATACATTCCGCCGTCCGACGAGTATATCGCAGTGCAGAGGATGCAGCACGAAATGGAACGAAACAGCAGATATTTATGAACAGAAAACACAATAGGAACTTTCTCGACATCCTCACGGAGAAGGAGAAGGTGTATTATACGAACTACAAATCGGGAGGACTCGTCACTTCGTATGATGTGAAGATGCAGAACTCGATTTGCAGAAAACAGAAAAGATACAAGAAGGAAAAGGAATGGGCGGAAAGGATGGCCTATGACATAGCAATCGACTTCGGTGTTTCCGTCGGACTTGTCTCTGATATTCTCTACTCTGCAATGGTGTGGGGAGAAACGATAAAATAACATATTGAATCTTTCATGATGCAGAGAGTTATCTATTGGCACAGAAGACTGAGCCAAAACGCTCTGGATAAAATAAAGCGGCGCTTTCATATCACCGGCACTACGGTAAACGGAGAGAGCATCGCTACCATCTACGATGGTGATGAAGAGGCATTCCAGAAATGCATCGACGGAGGCTTCTTTATAGTGAGAAACAAAACAAAACAATAAAACTTTAATTCTATGACAGAACAGACAATAACATTCACTCCCTCTGCCTCATTGCGCAAGGGCCTGAAACTGATAGCAAAGGGCATCTGGCTGACCGTCGGCTCCATCGGTCGGCTGCTCGATGCCTGTATAAGGCGCTTTCCATACGTATGGATTGTAACGATTCTGATTGCTTTGATAATCATAGCCCACGTCAACATCGGCAAGGCGAGGGCTGAAAGAGATAGACTCAACAAGCAGAACTATGAACTGACACAGAAGGTAGAAAAACTATCATACGGAAAATACAATGGAAAATAAGGACTGCAACATAAAGGCTGACATACGTAAGCCGGAAAAAAAAGTGCTGAATGTCAGCACAAGTAATCAGTTGTCACAGGCTCGTTTCACTCGCAGAAGGCAACACACAGAGCTAATCGCAAAGCGAATCAACTATCAGAAAGCTTGCGACAGTGTAGGCTGCCTCCTGTTTCTCATCAACGACCAGGTAGGCTTCGCCATCTTTGATGCCATGGACAGGCTGAAACGCTCACCTCTCTACAAGCAGAAGGTGAAGCAACTGGTAAACAAGGCGAGCAAGGCATACGACCTGTATGAGAAGACACGCCGCTCCATGTTCCTAAATAAGGACGTGGAGGAGCTGAACTACATCCTGCAGGACAAATACCAGGACTGGTTGCAGAAACACGTCAATATGCTCCGCTTCGCAGCGTACAACGTGCTTACCCGGCTACAGGTGCCTGAACGTGAAGCCATCTCCTATGCCATCGCAGCTTACGGTGTCCTCTATCTCGCAGAGACTACCTTCGATATGCAGTTCGAAGCGCAGAGAATCTGGTACGGTGTAGATGTGCGTAAGGAATATGCCTTCGCTTCCATGCACGGCATCAAGCGGACGTGGAATGATCTCCTTGCATATCTCGTCCCGGAAGACGTGACAAGGGCGGTTAGCGATGATCATGATTTCCGCCTTGCAATGGAAATCCTCACCAAGAAGGCTTCGGATTTTGACGTCCTCAACGACATAGCCGGAGAGGTGATAGTCGAGAACAAGGAAAAGCTGCTCGCCAACGCCAGTAGCGACGAAGTAAGAGAATACATCGAAAAGGAATACATCGAAAAACTACAGGAACAATGACAGCACTACTAATTTTCATCATCGTCTGCCTCTTCGTTGCAGACATCATCCTCCTCGTCTCTCTCAACCGCATAACGGGGGAGAACGTAAGACTGAAGGAGAAATACAATAAACTGGAAAAGCGTCTCACTGACAAGCTCTACGAGTCTGCCGGTATCATCCAGGCTCTGCAAAGACACATTAACGGAATAAAATAAAAGCTTATGATAACATACAGACTCAACCAGCTTCCTCCCGAATACGGACTGATGGGTGTCGAACGAACCTTGATATACCGATTGTTGGAAGCAGGGTTCGAGGTTAAATTTCTGAATGAGGCAGGGGAGATACACGTTTGGGGCAAAACATTACATCTCTGCGAATGTGAAATCACTTTCCTTGAACTCCTCGACCTCATCAAGTTCATCAACTTTGTCGGCAGAATTGAAATCGGTCTTGACAGCATCACGATGCTCGAAGCCGAGCTGAAAAGATACAACAAATATCCAGAACATCCAGACGTTCCAGACCGTCTAAAAGATTAGCACTATGAAACTATACAGATTTATGTCCAGGCAGGAGTATAAAGCTCTCGCAATGGGCAAGACGATAATCAGCAGCGTTGACCACGCGAAGAGAGGTTTTAAATCTACAGCCAAAGGCATCTGTTTTGGCATCGGAGACTATGAGCAGGCAAAGAAAGACTTCCGTCGCCTTAATGGCATTGTGGTGCCACATTATCTTGTCGTCTTCGACAAACCCGATACTCTGACATTCACTAAATGTCAAGGACGCTATACTGATTAGGAAAAGTTCGACAGACTATATTCCAAAAATCCCGAGGCATGTCCTCTTGGGACAGAGCCGGTGAAGATGTGTGACGAGTATTGCACACCGTACTATTCCTTGAACGACATTGTGGAGACCTACGAAGTGTACCAAGTGACAAACTCATTAGGAAACCTTAAAACAGTAAGAAGAATATGAAAAGATACATTATCAACCTGAGTTCGGGATAAGAAAGTCTTTATAAAAGTTGGTAATCTCAATAATTTTTAGTACCTTTATGGTTGTAAATCAATTAGTTATAAAGTAAAAGGATACTATAGTTATGGAGATTACCAAGGACAAAATTACTGAAATTTTCTGTATTATCGATGATTTTTGCCAAGAATATGATAAAGAGATTGCCCGCATGTCCATTTGTGAGCCTGACGGGCGTAAGCACCGCAATCGGAAATGTACTATGAGCCGGTCGGAAATCATGACAATACTCATCTGCTTTCATTTCAATACTTTCCGCAACTTCAAGCATTATTACCTCTTTTATGTCAAGGTGCACCTGCACGACTTGTTCCCAAAGCAGCTCTCATATAACCGCTTTGTTGAACTCGAGTCCAGAGTCGCGGTTGAGATGATGCTGTTCCTCCAACTGTTTTGCTTTGGTAGATGCACGGGTATAAGTTTCATTGACAGTACATGCATTCCTGTATGCCACAACAAGCGTATAACAAGGAATAAGGTGTTCCGTGGTTATGCAGAAAGAGGCAAAAGCACCATGGGATGGTATTTCGGTTTCAAGTTACACCTGATATGCAATGAGAGAGGTGAACTGCTTAACTTTATGCTTACGAAAGCGAATGTTGACGATAGAAATACAGATGTTTTTAACAGATTGAGTGATAATGTGTTCGGAAAATTATTCGCAGACAAAGGATATATTTCGCATGGCTTGTTTGAGAGATTGTTTAACGACGGTATAGAAATTGTCACTGGCTTGAAATGCAATATGAAAAACAAGCTTATGCCATTGTATGACAAGATTCTGTTGCGTAAAAGATCTGTCATAGAAACCATCAATGACGAACTTAAGAATGTTGCACAACTTGTACATTCAAGACATCGTAGCGTGTTCAATTTCGTAATGAATGTCCTTTCTGTTTTGGCTGCGTATAGCTTCTTTGAAAAGAAGCCATCCATCAACATTGACTATTGCATAGAGAATGTTGACGGACAGCTTGCTGTTATAAAGTAAACTTCATTTGGACTTTACAATCCTTGCATTTTGCCATCCATATTGTTTGGAGGGCAAATGTAATATGCACCTATCGGAAATCTGGCATAGCAAGAAAAACGACTGTCGCTTATCCCGAATTCAGGTTATTAGGTAAGGCTAATCATTAATGCAAGGTACGTCCGCAATGACGAAGTGAAACTACAGGTGAAAACCCTGATAAAACTCCAGTTTGCTGTGCTTGCCTGTCTGGGAGTTAAATGCAATCGACGTAGCGATTTTAGCTCTTGATACTTGCATACGGTCGTGTTTATTGTACTGAGTAACTAACCATCCTCCCCTTGGTGACAGCAGGGAGAGGGTAAAAAAGAAAGGAGAGTAATATGATTGACGATAAAGCAATAATGGCAGCAGCCAATAAGTATAATTCTGATAAAGGATTCCATGAGGAAATGGAGAGAATATCCTTCATGTACGGTGTTGAATGGTTCAAGCAAGCACTTTGGCATGAGGCAAATGAACCACCTATTCCTGGTAAGAATGTCTTGACCAAGTTTAGAGATAATGGTCAATATTGTTATGATATTGATAATCTTTGCTGGTTAGACGATAAGGAAGACTGGGAAATACACGGGATTAATAACACCATTGTAGCCTGGTGCTACATCGAAGACCTATTGCCAAATAAAAACAAACAATAAACATTATGGGAACAAACTTTTTTTGTGTCGAGAAAATCAGCAGGAGACAGAGAAGCAAAATCAAGTCTCTGCTTATGGAGTATATAGGACTTGTGGACAAAGCAGATACAGCCTGCGATTTTCATGAATTGCAAAGTAAATATAACGAGATGATCTCTGATATTATTCCAGAAAAGGTACATCTTGGGAAACGTAGCTATGGATGGCAGTTCTTGTGGGACTACCACGATGGACGTTATTTTAAAGCCAATCTGGAAAGCATAAAGGAATATCTGAAAGACAAGATAATCGTCGATGAGTATGGCGGAGTGTTCAGTCTTGACCAGTTCCTTGATGATGAAATAGGGCATTGTCTATACAACGCTGATGGGAAATTGGAGGATGGGATGAAAGGATATTCTCGGTATACCTTCATAAGTGATGATGGATTAAGATTTTCAGAAAGTGAGGACTTTAGTTAAAAGGAGAATAACTATGAGAACAATCAAGTTTAAGGCAAAGAATCAAATATGTGCATGGGTGAAAGGTGATTTGTTGCAATACCTTGACGGAACTGTGTATATCGGAGATAATGAAGGTCCATGGACAGACGATGGATTTCATAGCTCTGATTATACCAATCTTGAAATTGTTGACCCCAATACCGTATGCCAGTTCACCGGCTTCCACGACAAGAACGGCAAGGAGATTTATGAGGGTGACGTGTTGCGGTCGGACATATATCCGTTCAGTTGTGTCGGAGACGATGAGTATGACAACTATTACGGCACGATAGGCTGGAGCGAGTATGAAGCATCGTTCTATATTGTGGCTATCAAGAACCCTAAGTCTTCCGTTAGAGGCACTTCCGACGGCATCTGCGATTCCATTTCGCAAAAGACGATGCAAGACTTTGAGGTCGTAGGCAGCATCCATGATAAGGAATGGCAGGAGAAGTTGAACCTAAAAGACGAATAGGATATGACAAAAGAGCAACTTGAAATAGCGGTCGAACTGAACAGGTCTTTAGAACAACTTGAATTGATTTTAGACTGTCTCAATGGAAGGTGCAAAGATGAGGTTTTGTATGTTTCATCTTTCAGTTTAACAGATGAATTGGTAATGCCTGATATTTTAAGAACTGAATTTATTATAGCAGTGAAAGACTGCATAAGAAGAACTGAAAATAAAATCAAGGAACTATAAAATGATAGACAACCTAACAATCAATTTTGAGAGCAATGGCATAACCCACACTCTCAGTGTCCCCACAAGGGATGAGAACCTGCCATACAATTTGGCAACTGCATTTACTGAGATAATAAAGCAGTCAGATGCAAACAGTGAAATGGTAATTGATAATCTAAAGGATGAGTTTGCTTATGAAACAAATTCTTGGATTTCAGTAAATGACAGACTACCAGAAGTGAATAAAGAAGTAATTGCTCTTGATGATGAGAATACACTTGTATTTGCTCACAGAGTAGATACTACAGTAGAAAACCACTACAGGGGTTGGAATATTCCAGTAGAATATTGGATGCCATTTAATAACCCTTTAGAAGATTAAGATTATGACAAGAGAAGAAGCAAAGAAATTGTTGCCTTTTATACAGGCATACTGTGAAGGCAAGCAAATCCAATGGCTTAAACCTGACAGTGATGAATGGATAGATGTCGTAGGAGGTGACAACGTAGACTTTGAAGACCTCACTGAGTTTGATGTGGCATATCGTATAAAGCCAGAGTCAAAGTATCGCTCGTTTGAAAATACCGAAGAGTGCTGGCAGGAGATGCAGAAACATAAGCCTTTCGGTTGGATTAAGGACAAGAACGATGGCCATTATTCCATGGTCGCGATGGTAGATGATGCCGTAATTAGGATAAGTGGAGATAAAGATTGGTTTATAGATGAAATAACGAACTACTACACCTTTGCCGATGGCGCACCATTCGGTATAAATATAGAGGAGGAATAGATGATGAAAGCAAGATTAGCAAAGAAACTGGTTCGCACACCTATTGACCGATTGGCTCCGTATTGGATAGAAAAATTTGTATTCGCAGAACGACGCGATGCAAGGTTTGAAAAAGCATTTGCCAAATGGAATAAGAGAAACAATGACAAACAAGTTATTAACAAAAATATATAGAAACACCCATGAGCTTTCGCAACACCAAGACACCGCTCAAGCCTACCACCGCAGCCAAGTGGCAGGTGCCAATGCGACCGAACACAAAAAGTGGCGCGAAGGAGTATTACCTGGAAGGAGAATTGAAGGATCGTTTCTGCAAGCTCTTCCCCAAGAACTCCAACCGCCGCATGATGGCATGGTTCGGTATCGGTTTCTCCACCCTGCAACGCTTCAAGCGCGAATTTGGTCTTGAGAAAGACATGCAAAGCATCCGCAAGCAGCATGCCAAGGACATTAAGAAGATTTGCGAGCGAAACGGCTATTATGCCTCCATCCGAGGCAAGGCACCCTCCGAGGCTTGTCTGGAAGCTACTCGCCAACTCCGCGCCTCCGGCTTTCACCCGATGAAGCAGCTCAAAGCCACCAATCCGCGAAAATACAAGCAGCTGATGCGCAAGAAGAGTGAGCAGCGCAAGGAATTATGGCGCAAGGAACGGATACGTGCCTTCTACGGACTGGAGCGTCAAACCAACCTCCGCATCCCTGCCGCTCCGCTCTCGCACAGCGCATCCTCCCACAAGCACGCCATGATAAAATCCTGCAACTACTTTGCCGACCCATTAGGCGACCCTCACATCGTCTGCTACGACAGCGAGACACAGCGGTCGGCACGACGAGAGGCAACAGCCGAAAAGTATGGCTTGAAGGTGGTGGAAGCGGATGAGTGATTTACAATATAATCAATTTGAATAAGATAATGAAACTAAGAATTACACCAATGAACGCCTATGACGGTTGCATCCCCGTGACCGTTTATATGGTTCAGAAATATGTCAGAGGTAGTATCTTCGGCAAATGGGTGAATATCAAAGGATTTTCCGACAAGAAAAAGGCAGAGGCATTGATGTCGTTGTTGAAACATTAATACAAAACATTAAACCAAAGAAACAATGAAAAAACTCACTTACAAACTTAAAGCCCTGTGGAATATCCTCACGGCTCACGCATCTTGGTATTGCACATTCAGCAAGAAGGATGCTCCCTTCGTAGAAGCCGACATGCTGCATTCCGTCATCCTCACCGCTGCCAGGAAACTTGTCGAGGCGGAAGTAATAAACGAAACACGTCTGAATATGATACAGGACATCATCGAAGACCGTTCCGTAGTCCTCCACACCGTAGCCTTGTCCGACAAGGACCTGCAAGTCCCCACACACTTTGTCTCCTACGACGCCACTGATGAGGACATCGCCCTTATGAAGGAAGACGAGTTTATCTAAAAAAATCCAGAACGTCCAGATTATCGTCAAAAAAATCCAGAACGTCCAGAATATCCAGAACATCTAAAATACATTCACAATTAAAACAACAAGAACATGGCAGAAATACACGAAATGACAATGAATGAATACCAGAACCTCGCTCTTGAAACCGCAATATATCCTCAGCCGATTATATACCCGGCTTTGGGATTGACTGGCGAGGCTGGTGAAGTAGCAAACAAGGTGAAGAAAGTGCTGAGAGACAATGACTCGCAGTTTACACCAGAAAAGAAACTTGAAATAGCAAAGGAAATCGGTGATGTCTTGTGGTATTGCGCCACGCTATCACACGATCTTGGCTACAAACTTGAAGATATTGCCTCGATGAATTATGCGAAGCTGCGTTCCCGACAGGTGCGCAACAAGCTGCATGGCAGTGGAGATAATAGATAAAAAGAGTATTAACCATCTACCCCCAAACGCTTATGAATAAATCTCACATCGCACTCCTCCGCTCTAACTACGAGAACGCCTGCAATGCCTACCTCAAAGCCTTCTGCCAAAAGCACGGCTTCTCCGAAGCCTACTGGGTAGCAGATAGGGTGGGCGAGATAGCTGACTGCAACGAGTCTTACACTTTCGATATGTCAACCATCCGTACCGACATCGACGAGGACGCTCCCGAAGAGCAGCTCCTTGAGTGGCATTCCTATATCGAGGAGGCTTCTCTCTTCAACCTCACCACCCCCAACTTCCACCACTGGCTCCACGGATGCCCACGCTCCTCTCCCGAAGAACTGCAGAAGCTAAGGGACATGCGGAAGGAGTTCGAAGACAAGATAAAGGAAATCAACAAATACAACTCATTCTAAAAAAATCCTCATCAAGTTGTCTGATGCAGCCTGGTGGGGATTTTTTCATTTGCGCTCTTTTCTGATGAAGAGCTTTCCGATCCTCCAACACTGACGTGTAGCAAAAGCATACACATACAGGGCACAGGTGAGGATGATTAGGATAAGGTCTGCGTCATACATCTCATTGGTAATAAGCCACGATCCGTAAAACATCCTTATCACGTTCACACCAATAAGATATACGAACGGAATCCTGTATATCCAGCACAACTGGTAGAAATAGCTTGCCGGCATCATCATCAACACAGGGAATACATAGGTCATGCAATACAGGTACGCCAGATAACTTTCATTCTCTTCTATGTTCACTATAATCTCACGTGGGTTGGAATGAAAATCTAACACTCCATACCAATGTGCGAGCATTATTACCAACGGGACGTATTTCAACGCCCATTCATACCACCAGAACGTTCCTTTGTTCAGTGGTAGCTTGTTTTCTGACTCTTCCATAAACTTACGGTTTGGTTGATTATCGTTAGATTTTATTACTTTTCTTTGCAAATTTAGCCATTAAAACTAAAGGGTTGTTATTTCTATTAGCATTGGTTAACAGATTTAACAACCCTTAGTAATATAAATGACATATCGTTTCATTTCCTCATGGCATTCATATAATGCCATATCTTGCTACCCTCCAGTCCATAGTCTTCGTCATTGAAGTAGAACTCATAGGCTGCTTTCAGTATCTCCCCATCAGAGAGCACGGCGCAGGTGTCGGCATAGAAGCTGTTATATGCCACATATTTGTCCCACTCTGTAGTTCCTTCGGGAAACTCCAGTCCCTTTGTGGCTTCCTCAATCATTGGCATCGTCCATTTCGGTTCTGTGTGTGTCACACCGTCCTTGTCGGTATATTTCAGCCCTTTCATCGCCATTTCTGCGGATTTCTCACAGAAATGCGGCTCTTGTGCCATCTTTACGGCATTTAAGAATATATACATCACCATAGTCATTCCTCCTAACTTAATTTATCCACAAGCGTCCTCACAAGTCCTTTCAGCTCGTTCATGCCGCTTTCAAGCGAACCGATGCGCTCGTCCTGTTTCTTTTTCTCGGCAAACGCAGGATTCCATTCTGTCTTTATCCTCTCGCAGTCTTTCTTCCTCGCCTGGTGCTTTGCCACACTGTTTATGATGTCGTCACTCTCGGTCTCCAATGCGTCCACTTCTTTGAGTATTCCTTCCCTGTCTACGCTGAGTATCGTGTTTCCTGCGCTCACAACCGAAGAGTCTGCCGGCATGGTGTAGGTGTTGTTTGCTCCGTTGGTCTCCACGGTCACATCAACAACCATTGACGATGCCGTTCCGCCGCCGCTGTATTGCGGAAAGCGTGGCTGGGTAATCGCCGTCACCCTGCCTATATCTTCTCTCAGTCCCTCGTCACCCTTGTGCAGCATATACACCGGGTGCCCTTTCTTTATGTCCTTGAACGTCATAATCTTTGTCTTTTTGGTTATACAATAAAAGCGGCATCCCGACTTGTGGAATACCGCTTGAAGTGGACTTTCGTCCTATTGTTTTAAAATTGTAAATGTACTGCAAAATTCAAGCGGTATTCCAACAAGTCAAAGAACGCTTCATTTCCTTTTCTTTCCTAAACGGAAGAGCCTCCGCACGGACTTCTTCTCCGTAGGCGCAGGCTCCTCCTTAATTCATGTGGTCGCTGTAGGGGTCTTGGTTCCCAATGCCGCAATCAAGGTGGCATTCTGTCTCTGCTGCGACAGCTCAAGCTCTGCCCTGTTCAGGCGAAGCTGCAGGTCCTCCTGCCAGTGTCCGTTCAGCGTGTCGATGATGCGCTGTGTGTTGGCGTTAGCGTTGGTCTTCAGATCACAAGCCATCTGGCTCATCTGGAACCCGAGATTCGATGCCGTTCTCTCTATACCGGTATTGGTGTAGGAGAAGCCCTGCTGCATTCCGTTCACGATGTCCTTCTGACCGAGTTGGTTTTCATAACCCATCTTGATGATGTTCTGTTGCGTTTGGCAGCAGCAGTCCTTCATCTGCTGTACGATGTTCATGTCACCGAGGTTCACGGCATTGATGACTCTTTCTGCCGAGTAGCCCACTTTGCCGCCAACTTCCTGTATCGCTGCCTGTATTGCACAGACACCGCTCTGCAACTGATTGAAGTCGCAGTTCAGGTTGCTCGCAAGTTGCCCAAGAGCCACGTTGTTGCCCTTGATGGCATCCATCAGAAGGTTGGTGTTGTTGCCATCCTGCATCTGGGTTGACAACTGGTTCAGCTTCGACTGAATCTCTGCATCCTGTACCTGTCCGTTACGGTTGCCCCAACCGAAGCCGCCGCCACCGAACAGGGCGAGGAAGATAAGGTACATCCATGGGGAGTTGTTCCAGCTGTTCATACCTCCGTTCATCATCGCCGCCATAGCCATAGGGTCGTTCCCCTTGTTTGCCATCGCAGCCCATGCCAGAGCGTCATTGTTCCTCGCTCCGTCACAACATATAATCTTCTCTGCTTCCATAATAAAAATGTGTTTGTGTCGTTTCGTTCCAAAATCAGAACTTGACGCAAAGATAGCCAATGTTCCGCCAAAGACACAACATTGCTTTTCGTGGCAACCTCCTGCCACATTACGGCACAAAAAAACAGTCCTGCCTCCCGACAGAACTGTCCTCCTGAAAAACAATTCAATAATTACCTTAAATTTAGAAAGAAATCGTAGTAAAAAAACATATTCAACTTAAATGATGAAAAGTATCAAGTTCCTCTTTCGTCCATCGGCGGCTGACATCACCGACGACCTTCTTCCCTTGTGGTATCTTGCCTTCACGCCGCAGCTTGTAAAACTTGCTCCTCGACATTCCGAGATACCTCATGGCTTCGGTCTTGTTGTAGGTCTTCTCCCTGCTTCCGGCAAACATCTCCAGGCAGCTGAGAAACCTCTCGTTCTGCTCTTCCGTAGTGCTGCAACGTCCGCTGTCTATGCGGTCTATCAGCTCTTGCAGCAATGCTCGTATCATCTGTAACGTAACGCTCAAAACCGTCTCTTTGTTAGCCATAGCAAAGATAGTAAAATTATTGCTAATACACAACAGATTGGCAGAAAATAATCCACCTTGATCTGCTCCCATCTCCCTAATTTCTTCTCCACAGGGAACGGCACTCTCACGGAGTCTGTCTTCATCACCGTGTCCGTCTTGTTCGTGTATATGTAATGTTCGTTATACACCTTTTTCAGCTTCTCCTTGAACACGGTGTCTCCCTTCATCCACACGCTCACACTGTCATGCACCCACACGGAATCTCTCTTGATGAAGCTGTCCGTCCTCACCTTATATTCTGTGTGATATTCAGGCACACTCACATATTTCGTCCTACACGAAACCAAACAGACCATTATTAGTTCTATCAGTCCTATTCGTCCTATCAGTCTATAAGCCATGAATATCCTCTTTTGATTAGAAAGCCCCTATCCTCACGGACCGAGGCTTGAAAAAAAATTAACTAATACTTAAAACTATGAAGAAAAAAACTAAATATCCTTATATTCCTCCACCGCGTTGAAGCAAGGGCAGCTTTTCTCCCATTTCTTCGGGTTGTCCTCTCCCCAGATGCTGCGGTGCCCCATTATCCTTGCGGTAGGATATTTCTTGTGCAGTATGCCAAGCAGCTTCCTCAGTGTAGCCTTCTGCGCCGGAGTCCTGTTGTCAACCGCTATTATTCTCTTGTTCGGACGCTCTATGCCTCCCACATAAGCCACATTGATGGCTGTAGAGTTATAGCCCTTCACTCCGTTGCTCACCTCTTCCACTGCGAGCATCTGATGTACGCCTCCGTCAGCGGTCACTACATAGTGATAGCCCGGCTGCTTCCATCCTTTTGCCTTGAACTCCGCCCAAAGCTCTTTCGTTCCCCAATTTTGGTTACTCGCCGTGCAATGCACGAATATCCTTTCTATCTTTCTCATTTTAATTCTGTTTTTTTGTCATCTTCTTCTTCAAGTGCCTCCTCGATCGCATCGCCTACGTCCTTGTTGCGCTTGCGAATAAGGCAGATGATGAATTTCTTTATACTTAGTTTGTTTGTCACTCCATGCAGTGCGCAGATATGCCCCACGATGCTGTCCACTTCCCAGAAGCATCCGAAGCCGAGTCCAACCGCCGCCGTTGTCACGTGGTTGGCGATGCCCAGCGGCTCGAAGATGCCGAGACCGAAGAATGTTCCCAACAGCAGGTAGCCGATGTAGTCCATGAACTTGTTGCAAGTCCTTCTTCCTGCTCTCGAAAATCTGAAATGCTCCTTCTTCTGAAGGCTCTCGCTAAGCCCGTACCAGAAGTCCGCCACTATCAGCACTGCTATCAGTATCAGCATCCACCGCAGGTCGTACAGCACACCCAGTGCTTCCTTTGGGAATGTTCCGCTACTAATGAACAGGAAAATCCCTCCTCTCGCCAGTCCCTCATTCATGCGCACCTCCTTCCGTTATCCTATTTACAATCTTTCCCATTCAATTCTAATTTATAAGGTTAAACCATCAACTTGTAAACACACACCGCATACACCATCCCCATCCCTGTAAGCTCCGCAGCTATCCACGCCCAGCGGCTTTCAGTCACCTGCATCACGGCGATATACGCCACAAGGCTCAAAGCAACTATCTCCCAACAGGTTGCCATCGCCCAAGCCACTGCGCACGCCCCTGCCACCTTTGCAGCAGTCTTGTGAAGCTTCGCCTCGTCGCCTTTGTAGTGTGGAGCAACGGCTACGAATATAAGTGCCGCGGCAGCGAGGAAGCCGAGGAATTTCCAGTCTTCGGGAGCCACCGCAATCATCACCGGCATCAGCAGTGCTGCGCTCGCCCCTATACAGGCAGTGAAGATCATCATCCCACCTTCGTAGGCATATTCGCTCACCACCTCCTTGGCTCCATATTTCATTGCCATCACTGACACGTATGCCGTGAATATCACGCAACTCAATATCACCATCCACATCATAGGCCCACCTCCATTCTTAGCTGTTCGGGATAGCCCTTGGTGTAGTCATAGGCTTCCACCTCTTCCACTGTCTGCAATTTTTCCACGGCATCCTTGTGCTCAGCCGTCACATTGAAGCACTCCAGGGCATACATCTCTAAAGCAGAGAGCAGCTGTATCGCCTTGTCGCAGTTCACCACTATCTTCATTCCTCCGAACCACAGCGTTGTGGTTGCCTGACCCATACCCTTGGCAATGGACGTGGAGTTCATCAAGCCTACACGCGTCGCCTTGTCGAGCCACACCACCGCGCCGTTGAGCGCAAAGCCGTTGACAGCATAAGATTTGTCGTAAGCGTCTATCTCCGCTATCTTCAACTGCTTGGCTGTCTGGAGTGCAGACGCTTGCATCTCCTTGCTGAACGCCTCAAACTCGGTCTTTACCAAATCTTCGCTAAACGTAGCCGTCGGTACGGTACACTCCCAGCATTTGTAGGCGCCTGATTTCTCGTCGAGCGTCTCACCGATATGGTATATCGTAATGAGACCAAGCTCGTACTTTTTCTTAAACTTGTCAGCAGGTATCAGTGTGCTGACGAATTGGATTTTTGCCATGTCTTTACTTTTTTAAGTTTGTATTTATTTTTGATTTTAATCTTCTTCATATTCACACAGTACACCATATCCTTGTGCGGCATCATGTACCATGTCTTACGCCTTATGTTGTACGACGTGCGGTGCGCTATCAGCCCCAGCAGGCTGTTTATGCGATTGGCATATCTTGTCAAGTCTTCGGCGGACGGCTTCGCACATTCTCCGAACTCGTCTATCACGCTAAACAGATGCTCCGTCGTTCTGCTACTTGGCAGCGTGCGATGTGGTCGTATCATTACGCCCGTAAACCTGACTCCGCTGCTTGCGCGTTGCAGGCTTACCTTTCGTGGGTGCAGCGTCAACCCGAGCCGTGTGCGCAGATATTCTCTCGCCCATTGGAGCGTAATGTGCAGCGTCTTCCTGTCTGAATGTATCGCTACAAAATCATCAACGTAGCGCCCGTATCCGCCATTATCGCCTAACCTCTCTGTCATCAGTTTGTCGAAGTCGGTAAGAAGGAGATTTGCGAGCAACTGACTCGGAAGATTGCCGATAGGTAGTCCTCTGCCTTCTCCGCAGGTAAATAGCGACTTGTTCGCAGGCAGCTTATCCCATAAGGTGAGGTCGCCCACTTTTATGCAGTTCTCTGCCGGATCATGCAGCACCACCATTCTCCACAAGTTCAGCCACCACTCAATATTCTCTCCTTTGTATTTGCCTCTTATCGTGCGTTCGAGAAGTCCGAATAATAGCCTGCGGTCTATACTCATAAAGAAGCCTTGCAGGTCGCATTTCAATATCCACGCCTCGCGCTTGTATCCGTCCGTTACACGCTCTATCTGCGCTCTCACATCGTCTATACCGTAGTCCGTACCCTTGCCCTTGCGGCAGGCATAAGCCTTATCCGTCAGCTCTGCGTCAAGAAGCTCGCCGAATTTCAGCGCAAGCAGATGATGTACTATGCGGTCGCGGAAAGCAGCGCAGAACACCTCTCGCAACTTAGGGCGTGTGACACAGAAGGCTTTGCTTTTGCCTATTCTATATGCGCCACTGTTAAGCTCGGTATACAACTGATAGTTGTTGGATATATAGTTTAACGAGTATTCTATATACCCGTGCGTCGAGCTTTTGTGTTTGCGACAATCGTAATATGCGGCATATACGTCCTCAAGTGTCACGTATTCGTGTTCTATTTCCGTGACTTTAGTGACATACACGGAGCTTTCGTCACGTAGTGATATGCGAATACTGGCAGAACGTCGTAGGAGTTCGACTTGTTGTAGTTGTTCGCACTACTACTGTAGTACCACGCGTTCGTAGCATTGTTCTGCGTTCTCGGCGCTGTCTCCTTGCGGTCTGAACACTTCTCCTTTCGGAGTTGCGTGTCAGCGCCCCTTGTCACATGTGTGACGGCTCTCCCGTGTTGCTTTTACACTCCACGGCTCTCGCCTCTGCGATTCCGCTCTGCCTTCTGCCAGCCATACGCCTCTTTCAGTACCTTGTCTACTTGATGGTTAACATTCGTCGCAGTCTTGACAGGCAAGAAATCCGCGTCGGTGAAGAGGTTGATTCTCGACTTGACTTCCGACATAAGCAGGATAAATTCATGCAGGTTCTCCTTTCTGCCTTCAAAACTCTCGTTGATTCTGCGAACCAGGTCGAGCGCCGTGCAAGCCTTGCTTGTCATCGTCTCGTATGCTCCGTATCTGATGATACGACTTACGTTCTTGCTGTATTTAAGCAGCAGCTTGCAGAGCAGATAAGTGTCCTTATATATGAACAGAGTCTCCGTGTATGCCATTTTGTTTTAAATTATTATTTACCACTCTCCGCTTGCGTGCCGCTTGACGCTCGCTTTGCTCGCGGAGAGATAAAGATTAAAAGAGATAAAGAGATTAACAAGCGTATACTGGCAGAACGACGTAGGAGTTCGACTTGGAGTAGCTGCCCGCACTACTACTGTAGCACCACGCGCACGCAGCATTGCGCTGCGTAGAAGTCCAGCGTCTCTGATTCATCACAAAGTTGTAGTATGTAGTAGCTACCTCCTCTCCGTGAAGCGCCGTGATCACCTGCTTGATGATGCCGATATTCGCTATATGCACATAGTCCTGTCCGACGGACATCAGGAAGCCGTGCAACTCGTGTCCTGCGATGCTGAATATCTGCTCATAGGCGTAGTCGAAGGCAGGCACGCTAAGACTGCGCTCTACAGCCTCCTGGCGCACAAGAAACGACGACGACTCGCCGTTGTAGTAGTTCGCGTCCTTCGTATTGTTGCCGTTAAGCGCGATGCTGTCGAACTGCAAATCCTGCGTACACCATGACTTCTTCGGGAGTGCCGTAGGAGCCAGCATGTCGGATATTCTTATCATAAACGTGCCTCGGTTCAGCGTGAGATTAGCGTCCGCTACCTTGACAGCCACCGCCTCTTCTGCGGTCTTGCCAGCCTCCTGCCACTCCTCGAGGTAGTATTCGTTGAGGTTGCCATCGACGATAAATATGCCAGCGCGGAACTGATACATCTTGTAGTCGATAAGACGCTGCGGCACACTCGCCGTGTATGTACGAGTATTGCGGTTAAGACTCACGCTGTAGCCGTCCTGATTCTCGACGTTGACAGTAAACTCCTTGCCGTAGGGCACATACAGCGACACCTGACCCTTTGCGTCAGCATTGTAGGTAGTGTTCTTGCTGTCTACCGTCACCACTACCGGCACGCCCTCGTATGCAGCGCCCGTGCCGTCGGTGTACTTCGTTACCGTCACCACTACGTTCTCCATGCTCTCCTCGTCGTACGGTTTGTACTCCACGTCAATGTTGCGCGTCGCAAGCACGGCGGTGAAGCCGACTGGGGCAATGGGCTGCGCATTGCCGTACTCTGTGAAGGTAATCTGGTAATAGTTTCCTCTGTTGACAACAAATGACACCTTGCCTTCGCTGTTGGTGGTGTATGTCTGCGGTGTTTTGCCGTTGTTAATGAACACGTTGATTTTCACGCCGCTCACATTGATTGAGCTGACAGAAGAAGTGATAGTGACATTTACTGTTTCATCGGTATTCACCACGTCTACCGTCTTTGTTACACCATCACGATTCGTCACGGATATTACAGAGCCACCGAGCGTCACGTTCACTTTCTCTGCTTCCGCGGCCATAGCCGTAGCCCTCTCGGCTGCTGCCGTTGCCGTTGCCGCTGCATCGTTCGCTTCTTTCGCCGCGGAGGTACAGCTTGATATAGCCGTAGCGACGCTTTCCGTGCGTTCCTTGTCAGCCTTCACTCGTTCTGTCTCCGCTGTCTGCCGTGTTGTCTCGTTCTCCTGTCTCGTCTGTTCCGAAGTGATGCGCTCCGTTTCGGATGTTGTGCGTTCCTGTTCTGAGTTGATGCGCAGGTCTTCCGCCTTCTGTCTTGCCGTTTCCGCTGCCTTGCGTTCCGATTCTGCTTCCGCTACATCTGCGGCAATGTCGGTGGCTGGCTTGCGCAGGAAGGCGTACCAGTCTTCGAGTGTTCCTGTGTTGCCCTCACTGAGCCACACCTCGTATGCCGAAAGTCCGGGCTTGCCGATGAGCACGTTGCTCTGGAGACTTACCACGAAATCTTCAAATTCAACGTCATCATCGTTCTCCTCGCAGGAATGTGCTACGAGAGTGAATGCCTGGTCTGCACAGACAGTCCTTCGTGGTGCTCCTTCGGTAGCGTCTTCGAGTATCACCGCCCTTGCTCCCGTCATGCGCTGCATGGAGGCAGGGTATGTGAAGCTCACCACGCAGCCTTCCACTGTGAAGGTGGTGATTTCTTCTTTCCTGTACGCCGACCTCACGTAGAGCTTCAGCGTCTTCCCTTCGAGGCTCACGGCTTGTCCGTCCGTCTTCACCTCCCATCTGACATTGATGTCATTGCCGATTCTTACTTTTCTCATATCTTGATTTTTTGCGTTGTCAATTTTATTCTACGAACACTTCAACTCTCTCTCTCGTTCCGTCCACGTCGGTATAGTAGTTATACACATAGATGGCGAGCACGTTCAGTCCGTTCTTCTTCGTTCCCCAATGCAGCTTCTCGCCCTCTTCGATATACACTCCAGAGGTGATAAGTTGCAGACTGCCGTTCCAATACAACGGTCGGTGGTTGAACCATTTTCCGTCTGCCTGTTGTGCCAGAGCCGGTGTGGTGATTCCATTATCTGTGTCGGCTACGTATGCGTTGCTGACCCTCGCGGCACGGTAGTAATAGATGTCGGCAGGCTGCTTCATTATCGATTTCGGCTCGTAGCCTGCTCCTGTAACGACGCTTGGCATGAGCCGGCTCTTGAACTTGCTGTCTATGATATAGTCTCCGTCGGAATTGGTGTGGTACACTTCATCGTCGTAGGAGGTCACACCGCCCATCACAATCTTATTCGCGAAGAAGGTGCCGAGTCTCTCTGCCGAATAGGTTGACACACTGGCGGTCTGCAAGCCCTTGTTCTCAAGTCCGCCTGGACCGAGATTGTAAAGCAGGTTGCCGAGGTTGTCGTAATACGAGAGCACCATCATTCCGCTGTTCGGATCGAGACCGAACTGGATGTTCAGCTGACCCTTGCCGTTGAACACCTCCATGAGTCCGTCCTGTGCTTTCACGTAGCCCTCACCTCTGTTCATCGTTGCGAGTATTCCTGCTGTGAGCTGTCCGTCGGCAGTGATTGTGGTTGTTGTCTCGCCCTGTCTGTTCCTCACGAGGAAATTGTCCGCTGTGGCGATTATCTTCTGTGCCTCGATGTCGATACCCACGGGCAGCAGCTGTCCTGCCGTGAGGGTGCGCTCTGTGTATTCCGTTGCCCTGTAGCTCTTTTCGAGCTTCACTCCTGCCACCCACACCTCGCCGCCGGCAGAGAGCTGCACGGGGACAAGGGTGTCTTTCACGTCTTCCTGTGTGTGGTACACCGATGGGATGTGTCCTTCGTGGAGCATCACCTTGCCGATCCGGGCGTATTTCTGCGTAAAACGGAACACTACGGCAGGTGTGCCATTCACATTATTTGCCTGGAAGGTCACTGTGTGGGTCGTGATATTCTCGTCTGCGGCTATCGTTATGCTGCCGTAAGCGCCTGCCGTGACAGACTGCCCGTCAAGGATAACTGCCGTAGGTTTCATGTTGGCGAGGAGCAGGGTCATGCCGAAATTGGTAGTGCTAAACTGTAAAGTGTATATCGTTCCGGCTGTAATCTTGACAGGCTGAGAGAGCTGACCGAAACTTGCGCTCGATGCTATTTTGGTGAGATGTGCCATACCGTTATCTACCTTCCATGTTCCCATTGTACTCCACGACGTGAGCTGTCCTGCAGCGGCGTTGTAGCCGGAGTTCTTTATCATGTTGTAGACACTGAATGCCGTTGACCATCTCACGATTATCTTCCTCCAGTCCGCCGTGAGGGTGTTCACAACTCCTCCTGTCGTGCCCGATGCTTCGTGTCCCTGGTTGTCTACTGTGAGCACCGTGCAGGCAGGTCCGAGTATCGTTCCAAAGGTGCCCGTGCCCTTCACCCACATAGACAGGGTGTAAGTGGATTCCCCGTCCAGTGTCACAGGGCATTGCAGCAGGAGCAGTGCTTTGTTCTTCGTATCTTTGTAATGTGCCACGGTGGTATGTCTTCCGTCCACTACGTATGCGTCGGTGGTGAGCTCCGTTCCCGATGTCTTCACCCATCCTCCTTCATCAAGGCAGGGCAGAAGATTGCCTGTTACGGCAGGGTCTTCTTCGGCTGGAGTCCAGGGGGTCGCCGTGTCTCCCTCTTCTATCTGCATGTAGTCGAGACGGAAGAATCCTTTTTCCTGCGGACGCCTGTTGCCGTAAACGCTTACTGACTCATTGTGCAAGGCGTAGGCTGCCACATTGTAGTTTCCGCTTTCGGCGATGTCGAAGGTGACGCTTGCGGTCTGGTCTTCGCCGGTGATTTCCACTGCCTGTGCGAATGACCAACCGTCGTTATATAGGTAGACTTTCAGACAGCCTCCTGTGCTTGTCAGACTGTTTTCCGCTGTGCCTCTTGCGCTGAGCGTGTAGACAGTCCCTGCTTCAAGTCTCACTGTCCTGCGACATACTTCATAGCCGTTGCTCCTCAGCATCACCTTTGAGTCGGGGATGAGGTTGCGGTATGTCCTCGCCACGTTATCCACCTTCGCCGAAATCCTGTCGGCTTCCACTTTCAGCTCTGCGATTGTCTTCGACAGTCCGTCAAGTGACTTGCCCTGCTCGTCGATGGCAATAGACAGTTCCTTCGTGCCGTTCTGTGAATAGAAAGCGCCACGGATGATGTTGCCGCTTGGGGAGAGTTTCGTCACCTCCTTGCCCGTCAGGGTGTAATCATTGATGCCGGCATACTGGATGAAGCTCGGTGCTCCGTCGCCTGTGGTGTTTATCATCACGGCGTTGCCTCTTTCCGTAGCCTGTGTCTTGCTTCCCAAGCAGCAGATGTCGTCGCCTGCCGCTGGAATGTCGCTGCCCGTCATGCAGTCGGTGCCGCTCAGCACTATCAGGTGGAATTTCCGTCCGGCAAGGATTGTCTTGCCGCTGTTGTCGGTCTCGTAGGTGTTCGGCGATACCCATGTCACCTTGCGCCAGTAGTCCTTGTTCTGCACATTCTGATACACTCCAGTCTTCACGTTGAAGGTCTTGCATCTCGCCAAGTCGCCTTCCTTCCAAAGATTTTCCGTTGCCTTCTCACCATCGTCGGCAAGAATATAGCAATAGTAGTCCCCTTTCACCAGCTCTACGTGATACAGACTGCTTCCTGCCGGTGAGAAAACGAAATTACCGCCGACATACGACAGCTTGCGTAACTCAAGTTCATGGAACACCGCCTTGCCCCACACTTCAAGGTCGGTAAGCGAGAGTTTGTATTTCCCGTCCGTCCTTTTCTTCAGTCCGTAGCCGCTCTGCTCGTCTGCGTTATAGTCAGTTGATGCAATCTCGGCCAGTGTTGCGTCTCCCGTGCTTGTGATGCCGTATTTCCCCAGTGTGAGGCTTTTCAGCACCGCCTCTCCCAACTCGCTGATGGAATACTCGCTGCCAAGCTGGATGCCGCGGAGGAATGTTATCAGTCCTTTGGCTGTATCTGCCTCCGTCTTCGACAGGAAATGGTTCTTGCCCGCCTGGGCTACCATCTGTTCTATCTGTCTGCTCGTGAAGCTGCCGAGACCCAAGGAACCGCTGACGATGCTTGATACCTGGTTCTGAATCTTCTTGATGGTGCTGACTTCCTTTTCTTCTTTCAGGGTTATCTCAAAGGTGGGGATCTTGCCGTCCTGCTCCTTTATCACGAGGTTGTTGATGGTTATCCTCGTGTCAATGGAAAGGTCGTCGTCCCTGAACTGGAGGATGTCGCCTTCTTTCAGTGTCTTGTAGAGAGAGATGGTGGTGCCTGTCGTATCGCTTTCGGCAGCATCATCCTGGCGTGCCATGAATATCTCGTCTACTTTAGGGGTGTAGGTCTTGCGGGTGTAGTCATTGTCGTCAAGCTTGGCGATGGCGTATTTCAGCATCTCTATGGAGGCGTTTTCGATGTATTCTTTAGGCAGGTCGATGCCGGTAAGAACGAAATGGTCGCCTTTTCTTATAGGGAAATCCTTGTAGGGGAAATAGAGGTTGAGGTCGCTGTCTTTCGCTCTTTCAAGTTTCAGACGCCATCTTCCGTCTTTCTCGTGGTGGATGGTGGCTACATTGAAACTCCTGCCGCCGCACATGCCGTCTTTCATGTTGACCTGGAAATCGCTCTGGGCAAGGAGCTGCAAATCGAAATTTATCTGTGATTTCAGATAGATGTCGAAATTGGGGATGTCTTTCACGGTGTCCTTGAACACACCGGGGTCGGTAACGCTTTCTTCCGTTCCGGTCTCTATTTCGTCGATGCGCTGACCGTCCACTTTCATTTCTTCTATCGTGGGATAGATGTTCTTCAAGCCTTCTTTTTCGTTGTCGGTGTCGAAAAACACTGATGACGGACGTATGCCTATCTTGTCGCGGTTCTCTGACTCTATGTAGGGTCTGTATTTGTCGGTGGAGAAATAATGTTTGCGGCCGTTGGGGTTCACATAGTTCTTTATATCGTCACTTTGGGCTTCCCACCACTCCTGGAGGGATTTCTCCGGGAAACCGGGCAACATGAGGACGTTCACTGACATCCTGTCGGGAACAAGGCTCGTACCGTCGAGGTTGCCTGACGGGATGTTGGTCTTCACTGCACCTTCGTCAAAATACACGCGCTTGCCAATGCCGCTGCCTCTGATGAAGGCTTCAACATTGGTGGGGTTACTGTCGGCGATGGGGTAGTGGGTGGGGTTGGCGGTGTTCCTGGCTTCTACTTGCAACAGTGTGTATTTCGTGCCTTCACTATGGTAATTGCCGTCGAGGTCATAGTAACTGCGCTCCACGAAGCCTTTTACTGCCTCTCCTGTTGACAGACGGACTTTCACCAGATGGGCATCGTGGCACAGTCCTTCGATGTCGTCTATCTTGTTCGTGAAATACTTGTCGTCGTATTCCAGCGCAAGGACGAGCCTCACCCATCTGCTTTCAAGGGAGTATGCCTTGTTCTTGATGATGGCGTAGCTCAGCGTGCCTATCTCGGCGTAGTAATGGTTGGGGAGGTTCTTGTCTGAACCGTAGGCGCGGAGTCTCGTGATTACGAGCTGACTGCTGTCTGCGGCTTCTTCTATCTCATACAGACCCTTGCCTCTGCCATACTCGAATATGTGGTCGGCCCATATCTCGGCTGGCTCTATGTAGATGTTCCTGCCGCGGACCACGAAATTCACGTCAAACTGGCTGTTCACGAGACTCAACACGTCCCAACAGCTCTGGCTGCTTACCGAAAGGGAGGTGCTTTCTATTGTCTTGCCTGCTCCTGCGCCTTTGTAGCGCTCGTCCCACAAAGTGCCGTCGCAGCCGCGGTCGGTGACGCTCTTCACGCGGTCGCGCGTATATACGTGCCAAAATCCGTCGCCGAACTGTTCGTTCAGGTTGGCCTGCAGGCGGTCGGCGATGTCGTCGAGACTGCTCACGTAGAACACGAACTTGGGAAGGGCGGTGTAATGAATATTGTTGTCGTTCAACACGATGTCGAGGAACTCTGAACGGGAGAGCTCGTCAACGGGGCTGTTGAAAACTATGTTGCTGTACTTGAAACCGTCGCCTTTCACACCGGACGGGGCGCTTTTAATCTTGCCGGGGTCGTAGTTTATCTCGAAACGCTCGCCGCGGTAGTCCAGATAGTCGCCGATGCTGAACGGGATGGGGCGCTCGTTCTCGATGGTGACGCTGACATTGCACGCTCCCATCCATTCACCGCTGTATTCAAGGGCGCTGACGGATATTTCCTTGCCGCCGGTGTCTTTCAGCGGGGTGCCGTCTTTCTTGTATATGGTTATCTTGCTCTTCATCCCAGTCTGGTTATTATGCCTTTATTGTTGGTGATGGTGGATATTGAGGTGGCGGGGTCGTCTGCCTTGAACTCAAACTCGGCGACGAGGATGTCGCCTTCATCGCCGTTCCTCACAAGATCGGCTTCACCCGGTAGCTTCGTGAGGCGCACATGGCGTCTGCCTATGCCTGTATAGTCGCAGTACAGCTTCATATAAACGCCGCTGCCGTCTGCTCCCGTGAGGTAGTCCACAAATTCCTTGAGCTTGGGGTTGGCGCCGTATTTCGCACCTTTGTAGCCGAACTTTATCTTTATCGTGTAGGCTTCAAGACTCAAGCGGCCGGGTACATAGGTGTCGAGACCGTCTTCACCTGCCCAGCTCCTCTCACTCAGGGCCTTGATGCCGTCGCCGACGCTCATCGGGATGCTCATGCAGTACATGCCGAAAGCGGCGATGGTCTCCTTCAATGGGGCTCCGTCGCCTTCTTTCTGCATATATACTTTGTAATAATCGGTCATAACGCAATCTTTTACAACAAAGTTAATAATTTATGCATAAATATACAATAAATATCGCATTTTTATTACTCTTTTATTCTTTCCCTGACTGTCACCCTGCCTTCACTCGTCAGTCTTCCGCCGTAGTGGTACACGAAACACCTTGCGCTTCCTTCGCAGTGGATGGTTGCTTCGCTGTCGTCGTAGAGGTTCACTCTTACGTATGACTGGTCGCCTGCGGTTATTCTCACTTTGCTCTTGTGGCGCACGTAGATGTTGCTGACGGCGTAGTCACGGCAGGTTACAGAGGCATCGCAATGGCCGTTGAATATAGCAGTGGAAGGATTGAGGAGACTGGTGCTTTCGTCAACGTATACTCCGTGCCGGTGGATGACGTCGCCGAAGCTCTTTTTCATCACTTCCACACTGGGCCAGTTGTGTTGGATGCAGAAGTCTATGCCTTCAACGAATTTTTCTACCATATCGTCTTTGCTCGTGCCGTCTTGCCACTCGGCGGTCCATTGGTCACACATACCCAATGTGACTGCTTCGTGTTTCATCTTGTCGGAGAGACGGCGCTCCTTGTAGCTTGTCTTGCTCATGTCTTATGCTATGTATAGTTTCCTTGTTCCGTTGGTGGTCGAACGCATCCAGTCGTACATCTGGTCGAGCTTGTCGTTACGCGCCTGCGAAAGGCTTACAAGGGTATTTAGCTGGGTGAGCTGCGACTGGGCGATGACATTGAGGTTAGGGAGAAGCTTCACGGCTTCAACGACAATGGCGAGGTTGGCGCGGTTTACGCTCACGTCGAGCCTTATGGCGTTGATGTAACTGGCGAGGAGGTCGGCGGTCTCTTCGGTGATTCCCTTGATGGTGTTGCTTGTCGAAAGACTGCCGTTCTCACTCAGATCGAGACCTTTTTCTTTCAGACTGTCAAGGATGGAGACAATGGAGTCGATGGCATTGCCTTCGGCATCTATCAGACTGTCGGTGATGGAGAGCACGTCTTCGGCTTCAAGCTTGCCACCGTTGGCCTTTAGCTTGTTCTCAAGATTGACAAGGGTCGGCTTCAATTCCACTTCCAGGATCTTCTGCGAAAGGATGTTCTTCGTCAGACTGTTCATCAGCTCTTTCACCTTGTCTTCGTAGGCATCAACGGCGTCTTCGCCTTTCTGCCAGGCTTCAACAATGGCGTCCGTCAACTGGCTCGCCCAGTCTTTGAGGTCAATGCTGTAGATGGTCTTGGCCCACGCCTGTGCAAATTCGGAAATCTGCTGGTTGGCTTCTTCTATCTGCGCGTCGTAGTCACTGATGGCGTTCTTGTCTTTCTTCTTCTTCTTGTTCTCGGAGTCGCGTTGCTTCTGAAGCTCGTCGCGCTGAACCATAAGGGAGGCGAGCTGGGCATCGAAATTGCTGTCCTTGTTTTGCAGCGACTTCTCCACCTGCTCTGCGGTCTGTTTGCTGTAACGGCTCTTGTTCTTGTTGGTCTTCTCCCATTTCTGGGTCTGGAAATTGAATTTGGTGTTCTCTTTCCGGAAGGTTTCAAGAACTTCCGTGAACTTGTCGCGGGTCTTGTCGTCCATAGTGTATGAATACACTCCTCCAAGGGCAATCTCGATGGCGTGCTGGAGGTTCTTTCTCAGATTCTCCATCTCTTTCTGACGCTGCTTGCTGGCTTCTATCTCGCGTTCCAAAGCGGCGTCATGGGCGGCGGCGAAACTGCTGATGATACTGATGGCGGCAGCGGCAGCGGCTCCGTAAGGACCGGCTTTCTTCAGACCGAGGTTGTTCAAGGCTCCGGCTGTACTGCCTGCTGCACTCAAGGCGTCACTGCCACCTTGTATTATACCGCCGGCCACGGTGTCTTCCTTGCCGAAAGCGGCGAAGAGGTCTACCACGGGCGACATGATGCTTTCCAATGCCTTGAACTTGTTGGCAACGCTCTGGAGGCTCTTGCTGAAATCTGCGTACTTTCCCTGCTGCTCGTTCTCAAGCTCGCCTTTGGTATACTTGCCTTCCTGCATGCCCATACGTTTGCCCGCTTCGGCACTGACTATATATTTGCCGTCCTTGCCGGGTTCGCTGCGTTTCAGAAAGTCACCGATAGCATTGCCCTGGCCTATGGTGTTGAACATCACACCGAACGGGCTGCGGTCAATCTGCTCGTTGCGCAGCTTGTCAAGGGCATCACGGAGCTGCTTCACCACCTCTACGCTCAGACCGGCTTTCTTAGAGAATTTCTCTATCTCCGTGCACATGGTGTCGATAGTGTTCGATGACACCCTGTCAAGGTCGTCGAAAATCGTCACCCAGTCGGTGTTGTTCTTGAACTGCTCGAACTCAAGCTTGGCGCGCTTGTCCTGCCATTCCTTGTTCTCGCCTTCCGAAGCGCGTTTCTTCATTTCGGTGGTAGTACTGCTTTCCCATATCTTTGTCTGGTTGCTTTCGTGCTCCCTGTCGAGGTCGGCAATCTGCTGTTCAATGGTTCTGTTGTTCTTGATGAGCTCCACCATGTTCTTGATGGTGTCAAGGCGCACCTTGTCGCTCTCTTTCTTGTAGCGCTGCACCAATACGCTCAACGCTTCGCTCTTCTCTCCGAACAGCTTGTTAAATTCGTTGTCTGGCCGTGCTGTGACATCTGCGGCTTTAGTTCCCGGATGGCTCTTGTCAAGCTCGTCCTGTATCTGTTTCATAAGCGACTGCAGGAGGCTCTGGCTTTGTACGGTATTCCCCTGGAAGGCTACTTGCATAGCGCCTTGGCTGTCGCCTGTCAGATCATAGAGCTGCTTGTATAGGTCGTATTCTTCTGACAGCAGGTCGAGCTTGCGCGACAACTCGCTGTTCACGTCTTCTATTCTCTTCTGCTCTTCTTCACGCTCTTTGGACGAGATTCCGGCGATGGACTGCTCGACGAATGACTTGCGCTCTTCTGTGTTCCTTGACAGTCTGCCTACAAGCTGACGGATACTGCCGCCGTAGTCACTGCGGTCTTTCAGACCATATCCCTTGATAGGAGCGAAGTTCTTGTCCTTCATCAGCTCCTTGTCGGCATCGGCTCCATACAGCTTCCGGTATTTCTGCAGCTCTGTGTAGTAGGTCTTATACAGCGACACTTTTTCCCTCAACGCCTTCAGCTCCTTGTCGTCCTTGTTGCCACGGTCTTTAGGGGTCTTGTTGGATTTCTTGGCTTGTCCGGTATAAAAATCTCCAGTCATGGAGTATAGAAGTTCAGTCAGGTCTCTTACGTTTTGCTTGGCTTTTTCCACTTGTTTCTTTGTCGCCTTGCCTTTATTGTAAGCTTTGTTGATGGCGGCGAGCTCATTGTATGCACTGTCTATGTCCTGATGCGCAGCGTTGTTGATGGAATATACGGAACCCTGGCCTGCCTTCTGCCATTTGTTCTTGGATGCGACAAGATCGGCTGCATTGACTCTAAGCCCCATCCCTGATTGGTAGAAATTATCATTTGTCTGCTGTGTGACAGGGTCCGGTTTGCCCTGGTTGCTGTAGACGAGATTGATGACTGCGGTAAACCGGCTATTATTGAGCATGCGTTGCAGATCGCTCTCAAAATACGGGTAGTCTACCGAAAGACGCTGTCTGGCTTCCTGCATCAGTTCTTTGACCTTGCTCTGTTCTGCTTCGTTCAGTTTCTGACCGCTGCGTATCTTGTCGGCAAGGACGGAACTTTCACGCTCTATGAGATTCTGCAACTCTGACCTTACCTGTCCTCTGAGCCAGTCATCGCCAAGACCAAGGGCTTTCAGCCAAGAGGCTCTCATAAAATCGGCCTGGTCTTTCGGTATCTCCACCTGCGCAAGCATATTGCCGAACATCTGTTGTGCAGCGCGTTGAGACTCAGGATTGGTGCCGATGTCAAGGAATATCTTGCGGAACTCAAGAGCAAGTTTCTCTGCCTCTTCCTTGAAGTGTTCCATGCCTGAAAGATAGGCGTTGGTATTAGTGCGCTTGTCGGCAGCGTTAAGAGAGTGCTCCATGGCGGTCTTGCTGCTATAGATGCTCTGGAGATATTCCTTGTCCTGTTCAAACATCTTTTTGATGTTCTCGAAATTATCCCCACTTTGTATCTTGTTCTGGGCTATGGTATTAGCCTTCTCTTCAAGCTCTATCTGCTCTCTCAGATAGCGAAGCCTGTCTTCATGGCTCTTCTTCTCGTCTGCTTTCATTACCAGACTCTCAAAGCCGTTAGGGTTCAGCTCTTTCAGCTTTTCTTTATATTCGTCAATGGCTGACAGCAGGGCTTTGTCATCTTTCTTGTTTATAACCTCGTTTATCGGGTTATTCTGCAAAAATTCGACAATGCTCTTGTATCGGTCTTTCAATTCGTCGGCTGACTGTTTCATCTGCTGCTTCAGCTCTTCATTGGCGCTCCAAAGATATGTAAGGCCAACAGATATACCTGTTATGATGAGCCCAGGCCATCCTCCTATCATTGCCATGAATGAAGCGCCTAATGATTTGATACCGGCACCAAGAACGGAAAATGCGGCAATGCCGCGACTGGCGAAAGCACCCCACATGCTGCCGCTGGCTGCCAAACGCATCTCGTTGTTCAGAAGCATGGCTCTTACTTGAGCCTTCGTCAGACCGTTGGCAAGCCCGTTTACCATTATCTGCTGGCGATACATATTGCCGTTAATCTTGCCTGTGACATACAAGCGCCTAAGGTCTGTTTTTGTCAGTGCTCCATTGATTTGCAGCAAACGTAAATCAGAATTGGTTATCCTGTTCTTGGTGGAAAGGATGCTTTTCTGAATATCGCTAAGACGCTTGCCTTGCAGAGCTTCCTTAGTGACATCTCCTGCTACTTTACCTTTTGCACTTAACAGACCGGCTGCGACACCGCCTCCTAATGCCATATTTGCTTTATGGAGCGCGAAGCCGCTGAACGCCGCTATAATTGCAGGGCCGAGGGTATGTATGTTTTGTATCAGCTTGGCTATAAGTTCAAGGGTCCCTTTAAGAAACTTGCCCGATATAGTCTCACTGCTTGCCATATCACTGAGCATTATCTCCCAGGCGTCTTTCATCTTGTTGTACTTTCCCAACAGTGTGTCTGACATCACGGACTGCATATTGAAGAACTGACCGCCGGCATCTGTCATTTCCCAAAATACCTGCTTCACGTCTTCAAAATCCACACCACGGCCCGTTATCCTTGTCTTGACATCGGAAGTGCTTACATTCTTGCCTTCTTTCCTGGTGTAGTATTCGGACAACTTGTTGAGCAACGGAATACCTGCGTATGAGATTTGGCGAAGTTCCTTTCCATCGAGCCAGCCTCGTGAACGTACCTGACCGAATGCTAAGGCTATACGTTCAAAACTAACGCCGAGACCTGAAGCCATGTCTGCAAGGCGTTTCGTGGTGTCATAAAGGTCGTCATATTCCACACCGTATGCGGCAAGCTGCTTTACGTCTTTGTTCAGGTCTGAGAACGTAAAGGGGGACTCCAAAGCAAGGCTCTTTATCTGCTGGAACATTATGTCAGCATTCTGCATGTCTCCAAGAATACTGCGCAGAGCTATGTGCTGTTGGTCTATGACTCCTCCGGCCTGTATTATGCTGTCTACAAACTGCTTTGCGCCGTATATCAGACCGCCCTGCAGGAAGAGGCTCTTCAAATCCTGCACTGCGGAGCTCATACCACCGGCTGACTTCCTCGCCTGCTCGAAGGCGCTTACAAGGTCACTCCTTACACGGGCGGCGGTGGCGGCGACTTCCTGGCGGTGTCTCTCTTCCAGGGCGATGGCTTGTCTCTTCTCGCTGTTTGCCTTGGCTTGCTCTGAGGACAGGCGCTTCGCTCCTTCGGCGAGGGTGCCGAAATAGTTGTAGTTCAAGCTTCCGAGGCTGCTTTGCCAACCGACGCCCTTGTTGCCAAGCATATTGCTGTATTCACGCAATGTGCGCAAGGCGCTTATCATTGAGCGTATCTTGGCATCGGCTTCGGAGGTGTCAAGTCCCAAAGCTTTTCCTGCCTGGCGCTCTCCCCATAATCTGTTCAGGGCGTCTTTCAGTGCTTTGATTTTCTGTTGGCTCTTGTCAAGTTCCGCCTGCCGCTGCTTCTCGTTCTTGGCAGCTTCAGCGGCTTCCCTCTTCTCGGCTTCCATCCTCTCAAGAATGGCGTTCTTCAAGGCGTTAGTCTCCTGCAGACGCCTCTGGGTTTGTTCTTGCGAAGTGGTAGCGATGGGCTTGTATGTGGCATCGAGTCGGGCGGCAGTCTGCATTGACAGTCGCTCGGAGGCGGCGACAAGGCGCTGCATCTGACTTTCCATTTCTGCAAGCCGTGCTTTTGTGTACACAAGCCATTCGTCGTCTTTTGGGCCGTGGAAACTGGAAATCTTCTGCTGTAGCCGGTCGTATCTCTCTCCAAGGACGTCAAAGGCTTTGCCGTAGGCTTTCTGGATTTCATTTATCTGGTCCATATTGCCGGCAAACGGAACGTAATAACGGGTTGGCTCAGAAGCAAGGGATGCCCTGACCGCACGACGTCTATCAAATTCCGTTCCTCCCACCCTGGAGCGACGGAGCTTCTCCTCTGCTTCCATCTGCTTCTGTAGGGCTTGGGCGAAGGCACGCGACTTCTGTTCGGCGGCGGCAATCTCCTGGCGGTATGCCTCCTGCGCAATCTGTGCGGAGATTTTCTGGCGTTCCTGCTTCTGCTTCTCAAGCTCCTCCTCCCTCTTGGCTTGCTGTTCCTGGGCATGGCGGCGTTGCTGTAAAAGTTCTTCAACGCGCTGTATGTCTTGGTAGTCGGAAAAACCTGCGTGGCCTTTCCCGGTTGCATTTATTCTTTGTAGTATTTGCAACACTTTCCCATATTGCTCTGCCATGGCGGTTATATTGTTGACCGTCTTGGGATCAACCCCCAGACCCTCAGCTCTGGCGGCAAACGCCTGATATTGCGCTATAGCATCTTGCAATTTCTTGATGTCGGCAACTCCCTTGCTGCTAAGGGTACTTGTTGCTTCCGTTATCAGATTCAGTGCGTCCTGGGCTCGCTTGCCGGTGACGTCAATCTTGTTGAGAGCGTTAATAAGCTTCTTGGATTCTTCCTCCATACGCGTCTTCAACGTGAGCGTCATGCTCAAATCTCCTAAATTTCCTCCTGCCATATTCCTACCATTTTTGTGTTTTTTTAATCAAGTCCATATCTCTCCAGAATATCTGTTTACACTCACTTCAGGAAATCCCCGAACGTCACTCCTTCTTTTCCTACAAGCTTGTCGCCGCCTTCCTTCTCCTTGCGTGCCTTCCAACGTGCATAGGCGGAGGCGAGTTTCTTGCGGGTCGGCCCCTTGTCTTTCTTCGGATATACCACCAATGGCTGATCGGCGACCATAAGGTCTATCTGCACTGACGTGTAGCCCCACCAATAGTCGTAGGCACGGATGCCGTAACGGCGCTCGAAGAGGAAAGGGAACTTCTCGGCTAACGAATAGGCGGCTCCCCAGCTTGTTCGGCTTGGATAGCATCGACTTCCTTCGTCGTCATCGTCATCCTCAGATTCGTCATTCCTATCACTAATATGGTAAGCAGCGAGGATGCTGTCGATTGAGTTTTTTTTTTCGCAGTTTCCAAAAGACGCAACACTTCCACATCGTCAAGGTCGCAGAAGTAATACAGCCAACGCCAATAGATACCGTAGAAGGCACGGATCTTCCATATATTGTTAAGAAGCACAACGGCGCATATCTTCGCATTGCGACGGTTCTCATTCTCCTCTCTCGCCACGATATGACTGAATTTCATTATCGTACCCTTGTGGAGCCAGCCTATAGTACGGCGCTTGCCTCTGAACTCCACGTCAAGGGGCTCGGCGGCAAGAACGGCATCAAGCATCTTCTGGTATTCTACGGAGGGTTGCTCTATCTTTTTTTCTGACATGATATTTGTCTTAGTGTGATTGATACAATTAAAAAGGCGGCACGGCATTTCTTATGCCTGCCGCCTCTAAGGTTCTGTGGTGTCTCAGACTGTCGGTTTTTCTTCATTTTTAGCCGACTGTGTCGCTACGCTGACTTTTTTTTAGATAAGCGAAGCTCTTCTTGCCTGCACCTTCAATACTGCCGGTCAGCTGGATGGCAAACGGCTGTGTGCCTGGGTTGTCATACAACTGCTTGGCGTAAAGGGCGAGGTTGGTAATTACCACAAGGTTCTTCTTCTCTGAGTCTACAAGGAAGAAGGTTCCTGTAATCTTCTTCTTCTTCAGCTCCCATGCGTGACCTTCAAAACTGGCTGGGGCGTCAAGCTCGGCGTCACCGGTGGTCATATTGGCTTTAGTGACATCCTTCACGGCGTCTGCGCCGTAGAAAATCTTCATCACTTCCTTGTCAAGGGTTGGGACGGTGAGCTGGATTTTCACGTCACCGGAGGTTGAACTTGAGGTCCAGTCGGCATCAAGGCCGATTACCTTGTAGTGGTTGATGGTCGGGTCGTCCTGGGTGATCTGCAGTGTGTCTACAGTCACTGGAAGGTTGAACTCTGGGGTAAACGTCAATGTACTCAGCTCGAAGTCCACAACGGCCTTCTGATAGTAAAGGTCGGCGATGTCATTGAAAACGACCTTCAATTCCTGTTTTGTCTTTGCTGCCATATACTTATAAGTTTTTGGTTGGTTATTGTTATCTTGTCCTTAAACGGCCTTGTATCATCGTGATGTCGAACCCGTCTCCGTCATCGGTCTGCAATATCACCTTGGGCTTCGTGACGATTATCCGGGGGGTACGGATGGGGAAGACGGACAGCACCCGCTCAAGCTTCTCGTCCATGGCGTCAAGGTCTGTGCAGTTGCCGAGACTGGAGGAAACACGGTTCCTCGTGTAGATGCTTATCTGGACGGTAGTGCTGTAGTCGTTGTATGAACCGTCATCGCTTATCTCGTTGTTACGGATGGCGTAGGGCAGGCTCACGACGATAAAGCTGTCATAGCGCTTGTCTACCGTGTTGGGACGGTTGCGGGGTATGACGACATCACAGATGCCTTTCACGGCATTGCCCAAATCGTAGTATATCTGTTTCAGGTCCATCTTGCATTATATGTCAAAGTTTATCGTTCCGTTGGTTTCTGCTATGCCGATTTGCAAAAGGAATGGAACGTCTTCGTAGGTGCTGTAGACGGTTTCGACGATTTTCTCATTGAACTTGGCGTATTCCACAGGGCACACGCACATCAATGCCCATTCGCCTCCGGGCTTGAACTTGCCGATGCGGCCGTAGATGAGGTTCGGACCCCATTGTCCGCCTTTGCCTGTCTTTCCTCTGAATGGAGGATCTGCTTCGTCGCCTTCATAATAGGATGGCTTGTCGTAGATTTCGCCTTTACGGAGGGTGGGACGGGTTGGAGGGGCTTCGCCGTCTGCGGAACGGGAGACGTACATCAGCTTGCCGCGGTAGTAGACGGAGGCATAGAACGAGGTGAAGGTGTTTCCTGTCACATTATAGAACTCACGGTTCTTCTTGAATGCCTCTACCACCTTGTCGGCGGCCTTCTTCATGATGGCGTAGGCTCGCTCGTAGGCGTATTTGTTTATCTTGCCGAGCATCTCGTGCTCGAACTGCAAGCCTAACGACAGTCTGCGTTCATATCCTCCCATTGTCACACTCTTTTCAAACTCCAGTACACTACGGTCCTGTTATTGTCTCCCTCGCAGTCTTTCACGATGCCTTCTTCCGTGTGGTTGCCTATCCTGCAACGGATGATGTCACCGTCCAAAGGAAACTTGCAGCCGGACCAGGCATCGAAACGCATCGGGATGCTGGCCTTCCGCTTGTTCTCGTCTATACGGCTGTCTCCTGTCGTGGTGGTGTCGGTGTATATGCGACACTTTCCGCAGTACAGCTCTTCTTCCACATCGAGCAGGGGGGCGTCGGCTTCACAGAACGGATTGTCTGGGTCTTTCCTGCCGTGGATGACGCGCACGATGCTCACATGGTGGGGGTAGCGGGGGTTGTCAATACGGGACTCTCTCATACGCTCAATGCTTTATGACGTGGCCCAACGGCATACCATACGGGGTGTAGGTGGCTCGCTTGATACCGTGGGAGACAATCTTGAAGGAGGACTGGCTCTTGAATACTGACGAGGGCTCAAGTTCCTGGTAGATGGCGTTGGCCTCTTCCTTCAACTCGCGCCGGTCGGTGTCGCTGAGCTCGTAACCTCCTCCCGAATGACTCCAGCCGTTATCGGAATCGGAGGTGTTGTTCACTTTGCTCGCACCAAGGACAAACCATTTCAGCATGTCGGCGTAGGCAAGACGCAGGGCGGACTTGTCGGCGTCGCCGTATGGAATGTCAAGGTCGAGACCGCGGTCCAACAGTATCGGGCGCAGCGCTTCGTCGTTGACGCCGAACTTCACTTTGCCTGAAAGGTAATCGGCTACGGTGTATGTTTCACACTCCTTTTCCATGTCGTTTCTCGGTATTTAGGGTTAGCCCTTTTCCTTGATGTTGATGATCCAACGGTAAGGGAAGTCGAGCATCGCGGGAACGGCAGCAAGGAACAGGTCTGTCTTGAACTCCTTGTACAGTCCGTTAGGAGTGGTCAAGTTCCTCAACAGACCGAGGCCGTTGTTGGTGGTTGCCCAAACTACGTCTACCATCTTGTTGCCCAAGGCTTCGAATATCACCTTGTCGCTGATCTGCTTGCGCTTAAAGGTGAATGCCTTGCCTGCCGGACGCAATACTACCGTACCGTCAGCCCAGCCCTGGATGGTCTCGACGCTGCCGTCGAAACGGATGTTCTGCTCCTGCTCATCCACAATCTCGATTGGAGAAAGGCCGTTGAGGTCGGTTACAGACTTCAGGAACATCTCCTTGTTCACGCCGTAGTTCTGCAACACTGCTACATAGTTGGCGGCTGCCCAGCTCTTCCAAAGCTCCTGCACCTGCTTGTTCTTCAGAAGAACGTTGTTGAAGTCGTTCTTCGTCATCTGCCATACAAGTGGGGTATTGGCGTACTGTGGGTATGCCTTGCGCCAGTCTTCCTCAAACTTGCGCATCTGCTCCAGAATGTCGCAGTTCTCGTTGGCCCACTCCAGCTTGCCGGCTTTCTTGAAGTTATTCTTCGGAATGTTGGCGGTGTGGAGAGGTGCCTGGATGCCGCGGGCGATGTTCGTGTAGTCGAGCTCACCGGTAGAAGCTAAACGGGCGGTCATGAAGGTCATGGTACTGTTCAGGGAGTCCACAAGGTCCTGAAGCTTGTCGGTATACTCGTCCACGAGGTCGGCGTCGTCACCGAACTCCTCACCGAGCATCTTCATGCGATACCAACGCTCTGTGGCGGTCTCGCGGAAACCGTCAGCGGCGAAGTCGGGGATGGTGGCGGTATACCAGTTCATGTTGCCCTTCTCTTTCTGATAGCCTTCACTGAGCGGAGCACGGAGGTTCATCAGAGTGGCGGCTTTCAGCTCGCGGGATTTCACCGAGAAGGTGGCAAGTCCCTTGTTGTCGGTAGGAGTAACGTCTGTGGCGATGGTTCCCTGGGTGAGATACCAGTCGTAGTTACTGAGAAGGATGCCTTCTTTGTTGATGTATGTCTGCAAATAGTCACGGTTTATCTTCGAAGAGAAAAACTTGGCCATTCGAGAATCGTTGAAATTGAATTTTCCCATATCCTGTTACAATCTTTTTACGTTATACTTTGCGTTGGTTAAATGCGCCAGAACTCTGGGTACAAGCTCTTGTTCATGGCGGCAACGGCCGGACATACGGGACCCATCCTGTCTTTCCACATCACAAGGTCTGGGTGCAACATGCAGAAGTTGATGTTGTAACGGGGCTTGTGATACTTGTCACCTCCGAGGTCGAAGAACGGAAGGTCGTAGTCGTTCGGGGCGAAACAGTTAGGGTTTGTAACCATTGGCGATACACTGGAACCTGCTGCGGCTGCCTCGACAAGGACTGTCTTTTTCTTCAGTGTGCCCAATGTGGCGGAAAGGGTCACTTTCCATACGTCACCGGCTGTAGCGTCTGTCTCGGTCTCTACCTTGGTCACGGTAACACCGGTGCCCTTGGTGGTGAAGTCTTTCTGGCCTACCATAATGTTGTCGCCGACAAACGGGATGTGGACGAAACCGTTGCGGGTAAGGTATATCACCGTGTCTGTGGCGCCTTCGGTTGCTTTGGCCACCTCGTAGGCTTTCAGCACTTTCACCGTCGCACCCTTGCCGCTTACAACGCCAAGGTCGTGCTCGATGAGGTCTCCTGCGTAGATTTTTGCGGGACCGGGGAACGGATTGGCAAGCTGACCGCCGATTGGTGGGCGGTTGAAAGCGTTCTTGACAAGGGCCTCAAGACCGGCGAACACATAACGCTGACCGCCGATGGAACCTTCGGCCTGCAGCATCACACCGCCGTTCATCACGGCTCCCTGGGCGAGCATCTGGTCGTAGTAATTCATAGAGTTATCCATAATCAGTCTTTTTTGTTTTTGTTTGTTCTGTTACTTCTTTTCGTCTACCTTCCCGAAACGGCGCTTCCTACGCTCTATGATGTCGTCAAACTCATGGTCGTCAACCTTGCCGGTGTCATTGCCGGGGGTGACATGCTTGATTGGGATGGCGGCACCGCCGTTGGCGCGCTTGTAATCGGTGGTGTAGATACTCTCGGCCTTCGCCGTCAGTTCTGCGATGTCGGTATCATCGTCTGGAACGGCGAGCTTCGAAAGCGCGGTTTCAAGGAAGAAGTCGTTCATCTCAAGGTTCGCCTTGTTGAACTTGTCCTTCAAACCGCTTCTTACGGAGTCAAGGGCGGCCTGCTTTGCTGCGCGCTTGTCTCGCTCTTCGTTGGCGGCAAGGAGCTTGTTGAGCTTATCTTCCAGTGCCTGATAACGGTCGTCTTCGTTTCCCTCTCCCTGCTTCTGGCGCTCGTCTTCCTCCTTCTTCTTCTTGCGCTCTGCCTCGGCTCTGTTCTTCTTAATCTCGTCGGAGACGTTCTTGTGAAGATTGCCGTCCATGCGCTTCAAGCGGTTTGCCAACTTGGTGACTATCTTGGAATTGGCTTCCTCGTCATCACCGAAATCTTCCAGGACATCATCAAGTTCTTCATTGATGGTCTTCTGGCTTAATGATGTGAACTTGGTAGTGTCTGCTTCCTTGTTCACAAGGTTCAAGAGTTCTTCCCTTGTCATGGTGTAAAATGTTTAGTTTTTGTGTCGGTTACATCGGGGTGCTTCCCCGGAATGCATAAGTATAAATATTTACATCGCAAAAATATGTATAAATATGCAATTATACAAATAAAATTCAATATTTTTGCATTTAGAATGTATATATATACCTAAATGGAGACTTTTACTGGACTTAAACTTGACAATGGAGCTCCTGTTTATACGCAGGAGTACATACAATCTCTGCGCGACGCTGACCGCAAGCATCCTGACAGACTCAAAATCGTGGCGCAGCGTGGAGGACAGGAACGTATGCTCTCTATCAACGCTGACATCAAAATCGTTGGAGGTTCAAGAGGTGGACCGCTCGCAGAGGATACCAAGGTGCTTACTCCGCATGGGTTTGTGGCATTGAAGAAGCTCAATTATGGAGATGCCGTAATAGGATATGACGGGGAAAGGCATAATGTATTGGGATTATTGCAATATCCCGACAGGGAATGCTATGAAATAACATTGGCAGACGGAGCAAGAATTACTTGCTCTGATGACCATATATGGAATGTGTTCATAGACGGAAGCAGAACGTGTATTCCTCATCTTGCTTGTGAAATATCAAAGTATATCAACGAGGGATATGACGTGAAAATTCCTTGCGTGAAACCTGTAAACTTTAACGAAATCTGCGGATTTGCTTCTGTTGCCGAAAGAATGTCTACACTGGAAATGCTTTTGCGTTTCCACTTGAAGAAGAAGGGCAAATATGCTTATAAATTCTTCCGGACGCGTAAGAAGGCAATGGACTTAAAGTATCTTGTTGATAGTCTTGGGTCTGTCTGTTATGTTCGCAGAATATCTAAGCACAAATGGATAGCGAAATTCAATTATGTCAAGAAAGAGACTGTAAGGACTATAGTTAGTTGCAAGCCTGTAAAAAAGCAGAATTGTTGCTGCATAGCGGTAGAAAACTCTGATTCTCTATTTGTTGTCGAAGACTTTGTCGTCACACACAACTCAAAGTCTTTCTCTTCTCTAATGGAGGTATTGAAAGACATCAAGAACCCTGACTTCCACGCGGTTATTGTCAGAAAGGAGAAGGATGACTTGCAGTCGCTGATTACCGACTCTTACAAGCTGTTCTCACAGTTCGGTACTTACAACAAGTCACAGAACGACATGACTTGGAACTTTACTAACGGAGGATGGCTGAAATTCTCGTATTACTCGGGGTCGTTCCAGGACTTCAAAGACAGGTTCCAGGGAAGGCAGTTCGCATATATCTGCATTGATGAGGGTACGCAGTGCCCGTACAAAAAATTCAAATACTTGCTCACAAACAACCGTAACGCGGCGCACATAAGAAACAGATTCTGGATCACTTGCAACCCGGACCCGGAATCCTGGGTGAGGAAGTTCATCGACTGGTGGGTGGACGAGGACGGATATATCATACCTGAACGTGATTGTGTCATAAGGTATTGCTTTATGGACGGCGACACTCCGGACTCGATATACTGGGGTAACACCAGAGAGGAGGTCTACGAACAGTGCTCACACCTCATAGACAGACTATGGAACAAATACAGGGACAGCTATGAACCGCTTGGGTACACGAAATATGACGTGTTCATAAAATCGGCAACATTCATAAGGGCTGACGTTTCAGAGAACATAAAGCTGATTTCTACCGACCCTTCGTATATAGCGAACCTCGCACAGCAGGACGAGGAGCAGAGAATGCGCGACCTTGAGGCTAACTGGAACTGGAAAGCGGCGGGCGATGACTTGATAAAGATGGCGGACATGGAGGCTGTCTTTGAAAACGCAGAGCAGGAGGGGGATGGTATCGACAGGGCATCGGCGGACATCGCCTTCACTGGTGGCGACAACTTCGTGATGTGGCACTGGAAAGGATCCCACATCAAGGACCTTGTGGTTTTGAGACTCGACGCAAAGACACTGGTGTCGTGCATTCAGACGAAACTCAGGGAGTGGGGAGTGGAGGAGTGTAACTTCACATACGACTTGCAGGGTATCGGACAGTACCTCAAAGGTTTCATGCCGGAGGCTGTGCCGTTCAACAACCAGGCGGCACCGATGGCGAAGAACAAAAAGGAACAGGAGGGGGTGAAATACTTGTACAAGAACCTGAAATCGCAATGCGCATGGCTGTTCTACAGGCTTGTAAAGGACAAAGGGCTGTCAATAGACAGGGGGCTACTTGACAGGAAATTCTCTGGTGACGGCTTCAAGAACTGGACTCTGAGGCAGATTCTGCAGAAGGAGAGGAAAATGCTGCGGCGTGACGAGAACGGGGATGACAAGGGATTCAACCTGCTGGCAAAGACCAAGGCGAAGAAATATGTCGGACACTCGCCTGACTTCTTCGAGTCGCTGATATACATGATGATTTTCTCACTCATAAAAACTAAAAACAAAAATATTAAAGGATTATGGAGGATTTGAAAGTAACGGATTTGAGGGAACTGCTCGTGAAAAAGCCGTTCTTCGAAGTGACGCCTAAAGGCTACATGGAACACGACCTGTTCAACAGGGAGGTAACGGACAAGGAGAACCCTTCGATGCCGGAGGACACGCTCTACAGGAGGATCAAGACGCAGGCGGACTTCCTCAGGGAGTTCTATCCTTCGGGACACCGCATCTGGGATGAGGAGGAATATCCTGACATATACAAGCAGAACCCGGAGGACGGGAAATGGTACGTACAGAAGATAATGAGGACGGCGTTCGCATTCCAGTTCCTGATATGGGTGAAGCATGTACTGCACGTGACGGGAAATGACATCCAGTTCGAACTTACCGACAGCGAAAACGATAAGGGCATCGAAAATGACCTGAAACTGCTTTCCAAGTTCAAGAAGGGATGGCTGACACACAACGTCGAGATAAGGTTCTTCGAAGCGGTTTGTGCGTATATGAAGGTCGCCGAGGGGGCTGTTGTGGGTTTCTTCGACAAAAACAATAGGTTTGGAATGAAAGCTCTGTCTTACGATAACGGGGACATTTTATACCCGCATTATGACTCGCTGACAGGTGAGATGGCAGCTTTCGCAAGAAAATACTACGACTATGATGATAACGGAAAGGAAATCACTGAATGGGTCGAAGTGTGGGATGACAGGAAATTCTACAGGTTCAAGAAGGGACTCGGTAAAGGGAAACTGGCTAATACGGTCGTAAGGATAGCGAGGATTTTCGGAATCAGCGACTATACGCTTGTCAATGAGGAACTGCACGGATTCCTGTTCGTGCCCGTGGCTTACAAAAGGAATGATGACGGACCGTGCTGGAGCCAGGTGCAGAAAAACATTGAAGACTATGAGGAGGCGTATGCTTACCTGTGCGAGAACAACAAGGCGTATGCGTTCCCTATACTGTCTCTGACGGGTGACGGAGAGAGCATTTCTGTGACAGGAGACAATACGGGAGCGGCAAAGACTATTCTTATCACCGACCCTGACGGAAAGGCGCAGTTCCTGAACGGAACGGATGCATCTAACGCTTTCGCAACTCAGCTGAACAAATCGTATGACCTTATTTATGAATTGTCGTTCACTGTAAAGCCTCCTGAGCTGAAATCGGGTGACTTGCCTGGAGTCGCTTTGAAACTGCTGTATTCTCCGGCTATAGAAATGGCTACCAACGATGCACAGAAACTGCAGCCGTTCCTCGACCAGATTGTGCGTATTTGCAAGTTCGGAATAGGAACGGAGGAGGACTGCATGGCGTCGATGACGGGGTTGTCTGTAAACGCATGGATTGAACCGTATGTGCATCAGAATGACACGGAGCTGGTGACGAACCTCGCAACGGCGGTACAGAACAGCTTCCTGTCGAAACAGACGGCTTCGGAACGTAATTCCAAGTTCAGCAAGAATGATGAGTTTACTCGCATCATGAGGGAAAAGAAGGAGGAGCAACAGCAGGATCTGCTTATGGACATTGAAAGGGCGGACAACGAGACGGAAAACGCTATCCAACAACAGAAGGAAGCGGCAAAGATAAACCAACAGTCTTCGGGAAGCGATATTAATACCGGTAACGGAAGGAAAGCGGGAAGACCGAACAAGTCCGGAAAGGAATATGACGAAAACAGAAACTGGGACGGACGCAACAACTGGCAGAATTACAACCGTAGTCATTGACGCTTATGGACGAGAAAAGACGTGGGGCTGAATATGCGGCGAAAAGGGCGCAGGCTCTCAGAAACATGGAACGAAGAATACAGAAAGAACTGTTCCCAAAAGCGAAGCTCATCATTGCAGCGGCGAGGAAATACAGACGCGGAAACAAACTCTACAGGCAGGAGAAGCTGCTTGAAGAGGCGAGGGAAATAACGAAGGGGGCGGCAGGGAATATCAAGAAGTACACGGAGGCTTATGCTTTCGCTTCGGCTGAATTTCTCGGCACTGAAGGGAAAGGCATCGCCTCTCTGCTCTCCGGGAAGGTTTACGGAAAGACGATTGACGAGAGGATGATGACGTATCTCGACAATTTCGCAGAGGATATGGTGAGGATGATAAAGGCCGGTGTGATGATGGACTATAAGGAGGAGCAGATTCTTTCGGCTATAAGGACGGGATACAAGGACCCTTACCGCACTTCGGTAATCACAAAGGCGAGGAGAAAGGATGTCAACATCGCTACGCCTTCTTACGGGAAGGGTGTATTCCGCAATGCATACAGGAACATCGTCAGAAACTCCACACAGGTGATTGCTCTGGCGTGGGGACTGGCTGAGGAGGAGTATGGCATGGAGATGGGGGCTGTCGGGTTCCGTGTGCATCGGGGGTCGAGCTTCCCGTGCGACCAATGTGACAATGAGTGTTCGTATGTTCACAAATGGACGGACCCGTTCCCACCTTTCCACGTATCGTGCGTGTGCTATGTGGAGTTTGTGTTTGAAGATGATTTAATTTCTTGAAGATAATTGTGTATGGAAGGATATACTTTGACGGTACAGGCGCTGAAAACAGCGAAATCGTATGGAATGAAGGCACCAGAATATCTTATTTACGCTGACCTCAGAGCAGCGGGATGGTGCAAGCGTGATGCATGGAGCGTGGCGTTCCAGGGAACAGGGCTGAACTGGGAGAAAGCTGAGCTTGAAAGGGAGATGAACAAGCTGGAGGCGCTCGGCTCGGTGCAGAGGCGCGTGGCGGAACAACAGGAGAAAAGCAGAGGGGATGAAATATCTCCGGAGGAACTGGCGAAGGAGACTTCAAAGGAGACTATTCTCAAAAAACTGGTAAGGGCTGAGAAAAAGGCTAAATTCGGCTCTACGGACTGGATGAAGATTGTGGCGCTTGAAGCTGACTACAACAAGATTAAGCAGGATGAGATTGATACGGAGAACAATACCATTCACTTTCATCTGCCGGTTGACTACCCTACATGCAAAGAGGATTGCTTGCTGTTCAAGAACAATCTCTGCAAAGGGGGGAAATAGTTAATTTAATGTTAAAGGCAACAGGCAATTGGGAATAAGTGGAAGAATTGGTTACTTTTGCAACAACTTTTAATGGGCGGGGAGCTTTCCTCGTTTCATAATTCTAAAATTTTCAGTTGAGGCGGTGCTGTGAAGCATCGCCTTCTTTCATTTGTACTCCTTGCCGGTGATGCGCTCAAGAATGGCGAAGAATGTTTCGTTCACAAGACTGTCACTGAAAAGCGGAAGGCTACTTTCTGGTGGAAGTTGTCTGGTTTCCAAAGACCAAAGGATAATGCGCATGGCTTGCTCCATAGCGTAGCGGTCTTCTATGATTTCTACAAGTCTGTCAATTCCGTTGATCATCTCCTGCCTCCTTTCTCATTATTTCTTCTGCCATGTCAAGAAGGGTATTGGCGTGGGTCTCTCTCGCTGCGGTTTCTTCAACAGCGGCTTCGTTCTCCTTGCGAAGTTCTTCGTCGCTCTTGCCGGCATCGGCTTTCTTGTTCAGCTCCTTGCCTGCACGGTCAAGGTATTCTGACAGGAGCTTCTGTTTGGCTACCTGGTATTCGTAGTCTCCTACAACGGTGGTGTCGGCGAACATCGCAACGAACATGGCTTCGGCGTTCTTGGCTTCTACTCCATACAACTGTCTCTCTCCGGCTTCGTCTACAACAACACGCAGTGCGTCGATGGCGTCATACATGGATGTGCCCATGATATACTCAACCGACCACGAACCGCTGATTGTACCTACCTTGATGAAGGGCAGTGTACGGCCGTTGCTAAGATGTTTCTGCACTTTCCTGGGGATGCCTGACGCGTTTCTCAAACGGCTAAGTTCTTTCTTGCCAAGACCTTTGGCATACTTCAAGATGTAGTAGTTGCCTACTTTGACTTTTACTCCAAACTCTAATTTCATATTCTCTTTTTTTTTATGTTATAAATTCTGTCTTCTTCCGTACTCGCAAATAAGCAGGGCATCGCAGGTGGCAAGCGTTATCTTCTTTCCCAAATGCGGGAACATCTGCTGGGCCTTGGCTTTTAGCCTGTTCTTCCACTCTGTCTTCGTGTACTTGCCGCTGCTGCCAAGCTGGTATGTCTTCTCCCACTTGTTCGGCGTGACGTCTTCAGTGGGGATATGCAGGGCGAGCAACGCCATCTGCAGGTGGCCGTAGCCCTTGCCGAAGTTGAACATCGCACTGCCGCCGTTGCCGGGCATTCCACCTACTCGCTCCAGTGTGCAGAAGCTGTCGTCCTTGTACTGCTCCAGGAAGTCAAGCAAATCCTGCGGCGTTTCCGGCATCTTCACTACATCAAGCACCTCCCCGTCGGATCCCATCACTGCGATGCCACCGTGCTTGCCGGGGTCTATTCCTATATATCTCTTCATCCCAAATACGGCCTTAATAATTTCATGCTAAATTTACCCTTTTCAATACTATCGTAAGTACTATCGCTTATTTTAAATAGATCTGCTCCCTCAGAGTAATAACCATTACTTGCACCAAACCATTTAACCGTTACATCTCCGCTAAACGTGGCTAAATGGTAAAAAGTCCAAGTACAGGAAACGTCAATGCGCCTATCTTCTTCTGTAACATCACAACTTAACTCCTCAGCAACCAATATCGTCTCGTTTAGCAAGTCGGCAAAATCACCACAAACATCATCAATATATACATCTTCACAACACTCTTGACGATGTGTCATAAGATAAATATCACCTTCAGAAGTCTTAAATATCAAATGGTCTTCGTTGTAGGAGTATTTTTCCACAGATATAAGAGTTTTACCCTTTAAAATGCTAAAGTCTACGTAATCCACATAATGTCCTATAAGTTATTTCTCCTTATCTTTTAATTCTATAAAATCACCAACACCCAAACGGGCCTTGTTGATGCAGGATGCTATCCAGCCTATCAGATACGCTGAAGCCTCATCGCCATGCTCCATACCCACGGCTTCCTCTATTCCGTCGCAAACATGGGATGCTTCATGACAACAATTCTTCATCGTCATATCCTTCGTACTCGGAAATGAAACAAGTACTCCGTATTTGCTGTCGCTCTTTCTGACGGCATTACTGTATGTCACACCGCCATAGTCCACATCGGGAGCCTCGCACCCGTCAAAGCAGGTTTCTATCAATTTATTCAAATCCCTGCCGATATGAACCCACAATTTCCGTGGATATATCCCGTTCTCATATTCATAATATCCCTTCTTCATTATAATTCACGAATCACCTTAGTTATACGTTTGTATGCCTTGATAATTGGAGCATTAAAAAATTCAGTTTTAACAATATATGTTCTACCTTGTTTTATAACTCCAACAAGTTGAGGATTAGCCCATATCCCATACAAATCTATACGATACGCCCCTTGTCTGTAGCCACAAGATAATAGGTCTCTGTGCTAAACATTTCTTTGCTTCCAGACGTTTCTACGATTTTGTCTACAGAGTACACCGTAATGGTGTCATACAACTCACGATTGCCCTCTTGGAATCTCTGATCCCTGCTGCACATTGCTAATAGCAAAGTTACAGCAATTAATGCAATGAATAAATATTTCCTCATATCTCAACTATTTTAAATGTAACCTTCCGATATGCCACTTTGAGCAGACTTTACATTGGTAGCAATTGTGGTTTAAAGCCTTCAGCTTCGGATTCTGATTCAGAAACTCCCAAGCATCATCCTCGGTCTCGTAGGCGACCTTAGCCTTCCACGACCTCGACTTCCTCGTCCAGTGCTCAGGGTCTGGAGTGAAAGGAGGCATCTTGTTCCTGTATCTCCCCGCCATATCAGTCGTCGTCTCTGATGAAACTCTCGCTGTCCTCCTTCTTCACCGGAAGCTCGGAAAGCAACACCTGCTCCATAATCCTATCCTCAGTGGCTCCGTACACCTTATAGACCATGCCGGAAGGTGTCTTCCTCTTGAAGAAACGCTCCTTGTCCCTCATAAGCCTGCCGAAACGCTGTATGGAAGGGATGTCCCTCTCGTCAACGTCATTGTCCCTGCAGAACGTAGTGAAGCTCGTGTACATCTTCGAAGCGGGTATCTCAACGCCTATCTCGTTCTGTGCCTCCTTGCCCGGACGCATACCGTAAGCCGCTACCCAGGCAGTGATAGGCTGGCTGCTCATCAGACTCAGCAGCTTCTGCCTGTCGTTCAAGTCTGACTCCGGGAACACGAAACGACGCTTCCTCAGCTCCTGTGCACCGCGAAGGACCCAGTTGAAGACTCCGCTGAGCTCGGAAGAGACAATCTTTGAAGACAATGCCTTGTCCTCCTTCTCCTTCGGCACCACGACGTTGAAGCTCACGAACTGAAGCCTTCGTATGAATCCGAAAGAGGCATCCTCGGAAAAAGGAAGCTCGTTCATGTTGAAGATCATATACGGAAGCCTGCGGGTCTCAAGGATATTCTTCCCCAATTCCCTCATAGGGACAGGCTCTCCGCTGACAAGCCTCTTGAACATTCCGTTGTCTCCCCTGCCGAACTTCTTCGCGTCAGAGTCCATTGACCAGTTGAAGATGGCGTTCCTTATAGGGAACCTCCCTCTCATTCCCTCGTCTCCCTGCGCAGTCAGTGCCCCGTAGTCCATGGAACTTATCCTCTCCTTGCCGAAAAGGGCACTCATAACCTCATACACTACGCTCTTGCCGTTCTTTCCGGTACCGAGGAGTATAAGGCACAACTCTATCTTTGAAGTCGTCTTCCCGTCATATTTGTTATACGCATCACCCCTCTGCACAAGACCGAGCCCGAGGAACATCTGAAGTATCAGACGGGAGGTCTTGTCCGGAAGCATCTCGTGAAGGAAACTCTGCCATCTCAAACACTTCGCCTTGGGGTCGAAATCATAAGGGTGGTAGTATATGACGTGCCACTCGGGACCGAATGGCATCACCTGAGGGTCTGTCCTGTTAGTGCCGAAATCAACAACACCGTTCTTGAAAGCCACGACATCAAACTGCGGACTCAATACATTATACAGCTTTATCGTAGCCAGAAACACATCCCTCATCACTGTAACGTTGTCTACCATCCTCGCAAGCGCAAGACCTTCAAGCAACAGCCTGTAAGCCTGCTTCACCACATCATCGTCACACCTCTCGTATATCACTCCGTTGAAAAGATAGAAACTGCCGTTGTGCCACTTCACAGGACAGTCCTTCGCAAGCTCCCTTATGCCACGGCAGAAAGAAAGCTTCTTGCTGTTGTACAACTCACCGTTGGTACGTCCCCACTCACTCCGCAGAGAGTCAAGACCGTAACGCGGATTCCTCGACAACGTAAGCAACTGCTGGTACAGAGTGTCTATCATCAATCCTGTATTCCTGCTCATATCAATTCTCTTTTCTCCTCATTTCACAATTTTATCAAAATATTACGCTAAATACATCAAAACACACGCAAAAACATATGTAAAAACGTATATCCAATGCAAAAATGCACATTATGATTATTCAGTGCACACTTCTGAACATTGTAGAAGATTGACGTTTTTCATCAAGTCATTGAAAACCAGTGATTTACGGAATTTTCCATACCCGTGGTTTTTGCCTAACCCAATTTTAACTTCAATCTATTGTATAGCAAAGATAAGAAAAATTTCTATAAATATGCAGAAGTACTTTAAAATAAGGGGATTATTATGCATTGTTAACATACATAATATGTAGGATAAATATGCTAAGACAAAATCTGACATTTTTAGTGTTTAACAACACTAATATTTTCAAAACAAGCCCCTCTGCATACTTATGCAAAATAACAGGTGTTAACAATCAATGAATAAATCTTTACAATTAACCTAAATTTGCAGTTGAAAAAAACAAGAAAAAGAAAAAATTTTTGTGGGGTTAGTGCTCGCGAAAGCGCCCATTTCCCACGGGGGGGGGGGGGTAT